CGTTTACCGTTACGGAACTCAAACCATCATATCCGCTGTCCGGGCTGATGGTCTGGGTACTTTCACTAGGCGTCGCGGTTTTTGTCTGTAGCCTGGGGCTGCTTCCGCCACTGCTGCTCCCAGCATAACTGCCTGTCACATTAAAAATCCTCACACCGTTTCTAATGTTACCGGCGGTCAAATTGCTGTCACCCTTAATCGTCTGGGTTCCATTCAAATACTGGCCGGATGCAATGCTCTGGTCACTCGTTCCCGGTGTATAAGTCGCAGCACTCTTTTTCGTTACTCCGCTTCCCACATAAGTTCTCGATACTGCATTTACTGTAACCTGGCTCAAACCGTCATAGCCATTGTCTGCCTTGATCGTCTGTGCGCTCTCACTGGGGCTAACCGTCTTGCTCTGCAAACTCGCCCCACTGGCACCACCAGTCACAAAACCTCCCTGCATATCTACCTGCGTACTTCCTAAATAAACTCCCATATAAAAATCACCACCTGCTAATTGTCACACTTGTTGCGCCCACACTGGCTGCCGTAATGCTGATCGATTTCGCACTGCTGCCATCCCATGCACCCTGGCTTGTCCCGTTCAGGTTAATCGTCAAAGCTGCATTCACCTTGTTGGCGCTCGTTGCTGCACCGCCCGCACTGCTGGACCCAGCATAGTTGTGGGTGTGGCTGCTCGGCGTAAAGGTGCTCGGTTTGCCTGTGACATTAACCCATGCAACAGAACTTGCAGAGTCTGCAACTCCTGCGGTAGCGGGCTTTTCCGTAATGGCTGTCCAGTTACTCCATCCGTCGCTCATATTAGAACTGTTGTGCATACGATACCACAGATGCGCACCTTGCGATGTCCTGTGTGGCCAATAAATCTGGATGATACGATTTTCACTACCGCCATTTTCACTGTCCAACACCTGTAAGATTCCAAAAGCATATTCATCAACAGGCGCATGATAATCAGCTGTCATGGTGCAGCTCTGAATCTTGTAAACACCAAACGTCTTCAATGTATTCCAGTCAACTTTACCGGATTCTGTGCCTTGTAGATGGATATGTCCACTGTCAGCTTTACCAGCCAGTTTCGTGTTAATCTCAGACTCCGTATAATACCGGTCATCATGTGTGTGCCCACTTGGCGCCTTCCCATCAACAAGACCTTTTAATACTTTGCCCTGTGCAGCACTCAGGCTCTGGTCTGTGGCATCACTGGTCAGGTTATTCTGTACCCCACGCCATGTATTTGTATCGGTAAACACAGCACTCGCCGGCACACTCTTACCCAGTGTATAGGTAGTCGCCACCGGTTTGCCATCACTAAAATAAACCGGCTGTGTCGCACTGCCTGCACTCGAACTCAATTTCGTTGCAGAATCAGCAGACCCAGCCGCCTTAGCGTTCTTTACACTGAAATTTGATGGGTTATACACATACATGTCTGACCCATTCTCACCACCCCAAAGCCATGTCGGCTGGCCATCTTTGCCAGACCAATTAAATGTCATAGGGGTATCGGCGTCTCCGTTTCTTCCAAGCTTTGCAGCAGTGCCTGTCAGTTTACCGATAAAATTAGGCGCAGTGACAGAATCACTGACATAAAGCTTAGAAAGCAGGCGTGTCACGCCATTTACAATCAAATTAGAAAGTTGAGCCATTCCATCACCTCCGTCAGTTTTCGATGAAATTATCCATTGCGATTGAATTAACAAGTATTCGTCCGCTGTTTATTGCGCCGTCTACAAAAGAATCTGCGGGTACAACGCGAATATTTTTATAAGTTATCGTTCCTTTGCCGTTGGAATAATCTGCTCGGCAACCAAGCTCATATCCTGGTTGTTCTGCCGTAAATTTCACCTTAAAATGTTTTGTTCCACTGTTAGAACTAAGCATTAAAGAAGTAAGATTGCCGATTTTTGATGCCATCGGGTTTCCGTAATTCCAAGACCAATTTGAGCCATTATAAACAGAGCCCTGCGCCCACATTCCAAAATTGCTTGCAGCATCAGTTGTGAACCCACTCCAAACAATATCCATATCAATGTAATATTCCTTGTCAACAACAAAACCTGTGATCGTTCGTTCCATACATGAATTTTTAACAGACGCAGTTGGTGTATATCCTTCGCTCATAAATGTGTTCAGCATAGCGCCGTTTGTCTCTACAAAACTTCCCGCATTCACAACTCCACTTTTATTCACTCCCACACTCATGTTTCAATCAGCTCTCCCTTCGTCATCATCGTTCCGGTGCTTGTAATTGAAACCGGTGTGTTGTATAGCTCTGCAATGTCCTCGTCCGATAGAGCAGTAGCATAAATGCGGAAATCGGAAAGCTTGCCATGGAAATTTGTATTCCAATCACTTCCCGCATAACTGTCACCCAATGTAAATGTGCCCGCAGGCATTATTGTTTTATCTGCATAGGTAGCGCTGCAATTTTTCTTGCCATCCAAATACCAGGTCGCTACACCTTCTTTGTATACATAAGTGAACAAATGCCAGGTATTTACCGCAATATTACTTCCGCCTTTCACATAATTCGGGCTAACGCTTCCACGGTATCCCCACTGCGCACAGCCTTCGGTATTAACTGCCAGCCACAAACCGGAGTCGCCATAACCGTTACTGTTCAACCAAGTAGAATATGCGCCGCCTTCAATTTGGTTCAGCCAAATACTAATCGTGAAGTTGCTCGCAGCCTGCCCACCAAACGGCATTTTCCCAGTAATATAATTTTTATAAGGGAACTCATAACACTTATCATACATCGGGCTGTTCCCAGCCAAAACCGGCCGGCAAGCGCTTGTAACACTGCCATGGTTTCCCATTCCGCTCGTGTCATACACCGTGTTATCCGCCCAGCTGCCATTGCTTCCACTTGCTGCCGTACTGCACTCACTTACACAAACGTCTTTCAAGTCAAAATCGCAAGTGTAAACCATATCCTTAGTTGCAAGGCTTTCGGAATAAAATTCAACCAGCGGTTTCGTATTATACTCTGTGCCGGATCTTGTGTACTTTGCGTCCAGCTTGATCTGGATGTGGTATTCATGCCACTGGTTGTCCGCCACCGTGATCGTCTTCATGCTCGTAACCCAGTCATTACTGATGTGTGCCGCTCTAAAGCTAATGTTAAAGTTCTTGCTGTGGCACCGCACCTTGCAACTGTAATCATATGTCTTGCCAGCAGTAAAACTAAAAGTAGGGAAGTAAAAATTAGGCCAGGTATTATTACCGGTTCCTGTATAACTCAGCTTGTAATTATACCCGCGTTCATTTGCCAGCTTGGTCACAGTATAGCTACTACCGCTCGGCTTCCCCTCAAAATTATCTCCACTATATTTGTTAATACTCCCTGTTGCATACGGATCATTCAACGGATAGTGACAGCACAGCCCCTGTGCAATCTCGTGAACTTCTTTCGGAGAAAGTGCATTGTCGTAAATACGAAAATCAGCGATAGAACCGTTATATGTGTTGTTACCGGCAATTCTTGACATCAGCATGATCTTACGGTTCCCACTTAACACTGTACTTAGTTGATTCGTCTGGGTATATTTATTTTGCAAGGTGCCATTTATATACAGTAAGCATTGTTCTCCAGTAATTACGAAGCCAATATGATACCATTTATTATTAGAAAACTCGCCAAGTACAGAACCACTGCTGATCAGAGGCGTTTTATCTGCATACCAATAATATCGTGTTGTTCTAGAGACCTCAAAACGGTTATCACCAGCTCCAATAGAAAATACATCACACCATGCGTCCGGCGTATCTGGATAAAACCAAAATGTAATTGTCAACTGTTCGCTATCTATATCATATGGGATGCTAATTTTCTGCCCGGTAAACACACCGCATTTTCCAATCGGGCCATTACCCCAAGATGCAGGACTACCATTTATGGCAACCCCACTTATCCCTTGATTTTCGTTCTTGCCATTCAGCGGCAGCCAAACCTGCAATGCCATAACTGCCACCTCCTTAACTAAAAACAAAATTCACGCATTTATCATTTGCGTTATACATCAGTGTGCATCCATCGCCAATCATAACCTCATTGGCACTCATGCGTCCGGCAACACCAACACCGCCACTTACCTTCACAGCACCGGTCGTCTTGCTGGTGCTGGCCGTGGTATTCGTAAACGCCGTCACGCCGGTAACGGTACCGCCAGCTAGGGGCAGGTAACTATGAGTATGGCTCGGCAAATCGCTTGCAGTCAATTTTCTAAAACTTGCCACTCCATTCGCGGTGGCCGGTGCCGCAAGCACTGTAGCTGCCGTACGGGAAATGGTTGCATCATAAACCCTAGAATTAAAATTAGTTAATAATTCAATATTATGGTTATGGCTTGCCGTTGCAAACTGGTTTTTATTGATCGCTCGCAGCTCATAACCATTCCAGCCTGCCAGCCAAGTGTAATCGCCATAATTCATCCCAGCTTTGGAATAAGCAAAAGTGGTCGTATTGGTTCCATCCCCGTTATCAATCACACTTTTGTGTGTATGCCCACTGGCCGCTTTCCCATCAATCAGTGCTTTCAGCGCCTTGCCCTGCGCTGCGCTCAAACTGTCGGTCGTACTGTCGCTGGTCAAATTGTTTTGGATGCCGCGCCAAGTGTCGGTGTCTGTCAGCTTGTCCTGCACCCATCCACTCCAGGCCCCGTTTACACAATGGCGGCGGTAAGCAGCACTGTCGCTGTAAACAATCTGGGTATAATAACTCCCACTTGCCCGGTGGATCACAATCAAGCCAAAATGGTCTACGTTACTTGGTTTATTTGTCACGTTGTTGCTGCCGCCAGAACTATAAAATCCTGGCGTCACCACATCGTTCAAGTTCTCATTTGTCAACACAATCATGGCGGCCTTGCTCTCATTCAGGATCTTACCCTGGTTTGCCGCAAGGCTCTGGTCGGCCGCGCTGCTGGTCAAGCTGTTCACAACCGGCCGCCATGTGTTTGTGTCCTGTTTGGGTGGGGTGTATCCCAGTGCATTCGTTACATTGGCCGCCGTCACACTAAGCACGCCGCTGTTGTTTGTAATGTTCGCTCCGGTTTTCACGCCGCCCAACACATTGCTGGTCGCCGTGGGCAGGCTGTATTTGTTCGCCCCCTCGGCAATCCCATCCAATTTTTTCTTATCGGCTGCGCTCATAAAGCCAGCCGCGCTCTGTGTAGCTCCCCCGTGCCCGTGGCTAATGGGCGCAAAAATGGTTTTCAGCTTGCCAAAAAAGTAGCTCAACCCCGCGTTACTCAAATATCCCACTTTACCACACCTCCTCTTGGTTTAGTTTTTAAGATGCCAAAATGGTATCAATTTCAGTATTCTGGATCGCATCAATGGTAAACACCTGGCCCAGTCCATCCCACTTCTCACCATTCCAGGCATAGTTCATGCCATCGCCAACGTCGTATACATCGCCAATGGTCTGGCCGCTGGTCGGCAGCTTGTCATAGCTTGCCACACTGCCTTTGTAACGGTACATAGCGGTAATGTCGCTCTTCAGGGCATAGGTGTTTGCCGCGCCAAAAGCATCCAGTTTCTTCTTGTCGGCAGTGCTCATCAGGCCATGGGTGCCCTGGGTGGCATCATTGTAGGTGGTGTTGGTGCTGGGGATGCCCAATGCCGTAATATCGCCCTTGGCAACCGCAGTCACAGCGCTCACATGTCCGGTCGCATCCACAGTAATTTTGTACAGGCCACTGTTCTGTGCGGTATAGCTGGGGTGTACATACTTGTTGGCACCGGTAGCAATACCGTCCAGCTTCTTTTTATCTGCGGCAGTCATCAAACCGTGTGCGCTCTGGGTTGCATCGTTGTAAGTGGTGTTGGTCGGGGTTGCCCAGGTACCATCACCGCGCAGGTACAATCCCTGCTGTCCCTTGGCAGGTGCGTTCACAAGGCCGGAACTACCAGCCGCATCAGCAGTCGCACCCTTAAAGTTGGTATAGGTGGTGTCTTTGTCAGCAACCCACTTGGCCGTACCATCGGCACTCCAGCCCAGGATCATGCCGTCAGAACCACCTACCGGAATGTGCTTGTTGCCGCTTGTGGCGGGGTGTACATATTTGTTTGCACCGTCCGCAACACCATCCAGCTTCTTCTTATCGGCGGCACTCATCAGGCCGGCGCTCGTGGTGCTTGCAGCTCCATAGGTGGTGTTCGGCGGGGTCGTCCAAGCACCGGTCGAATCCAGCCAGCGCTGCGCACCCTTCGTCGGGCTGGGCACCAGTCCGCTCTTGCCATCCGCATCAACCGTTGCGCCGCTCATCACGCTGTAGGTGGTATCCTTTTCGTTTACCCACTTAGCGGTGCCGTCCGCGCTCCAACCCAAAATCTGGTTGGCACTGCCGCCAGCAGGGATATGCTTATTCCCGCTGGTTGTCGGGTGGATGTAATTCATCAGCCCGGCCAGCTTATTCTTCTCAGCAGTGGTAAAGTCGTTGGTCGAAAGTCCCTTGCCATCAACCTTGTCTACCTTGCCCGCCAGCAAAGCTTTAATCTTCTGCCAGAAATAAAGCAAACCGTCATAACTCAAAAATGCCATATTGTTTCCCCCTATTCGTCTTTGAATAAATTATCAATTTCGGTATTCGTAATCTCGTCAATTACAGCTTCCGGGTTTGGGGTGTTGATAATCAGTCTCCCATCTGCATCCGCCGTCACGCTCGTAATGCCGGTGCCGCGCACCTTTACCGTACCTTTTGCCACATCACCATGTTTCAGCTCCAAATTGACTTCTGTGGCATCAGCCTTGCTGGCCCCAATTGTAAAATCAGTATCATTCAGCATTACCCAACCAGAGTTATAAATATATAAATCTCCGGGCGGCAGGTAATAAATCTTCCCGGCCAGCGGGGCCAATGGCAGCTCACTTACTCGTTCCAGATCGCTTCCAATCCGAACTCGCCCGCCGGCTGTGTCCCGGTAAGTGTTTCCCGTATCCAAGCAGCATACCAGCTGTCCATCCACAATAGGAGTTTTATCCAGCTGCGACTGTTGGATCTCGCATAAAGAAAGTTTTGACATCGTAAAACTCCTTTTTGTAACAATAAAAAAACCGCCTACCTGCGTACAGATAAGCGGTTTCGATTCAGTATTTAATTTGACAAATTTTGCATTGACAGTATAATAATAGCAGAACTAAGGCACCAACGTTTATTCCTTTTTGCCATATCTTCCTCATAGACGTAATAGGCGGTCAAACCTCCCATCTGCCGCAAGGCATTGTGGAGCGCCCTTACTTTGCCTTCCGGTAAATTTATTTTTGCCAGGAGGTGATGCTTATGCCGGATCTATCCTTTGTTGATACCATCGTCATTATTGGCGTTGTGTTCACTGGGGTACAAACTGTCGTAGCAGTTATCACGTTTTTTCGTGGTAATAAAAAGTAAAACCGCCCTGTCGCCCACAGAACGGTTTTTGCTATGATGGTTTAACTGTCATACATAAACTATAAACTGAGGTAGACCGTCTATGTCGGTGCCTTAGTTCTACTATTATTATATATTCAACATCGTTGTTTGTCAATACAATATAAAACCTTCGCTGCACAGTGCATGTTCTCCTTATTTCGCAAAACACTGGCTCCACAGCGAAGGCTATTTTTTATGTCAATTTGAAATAACTAACCGCTTGGCCGTCTCAGCCAATGGTCTTCCAGGTAATAGCGCCCTCAACAACCTTCACACGGGTATCCATGGCAGTGTTCAGGCCGTCAGCATACTCCTTGGCGGCATCACGGGCAGCATCAGCCTTGGTGGTTGCGTCAGCAGCGGCAGCAGCAATGGCCTCGCTCTTGGCGGCAGCCAGCTGTTCAGTGCCCACCTTGGCATCCCAGGCGGCCTTCTGTTCCTTGGTCACATGGATGTCGGCATTCGCAGTGTGTGTATCCAGGGCGGTCTGCACAGCCTTGATCTTTTTGTCAGCTTCAGCCTTGGTATAAGCATCGGGCACAGCAACATACAGGCCGTCTTCCTCCAGGGTAATGGAGTTGTCAGCCTTGGCGCTCACCTTCACCTTCACGCTGATCTTATTGTCGGTAGAAACAGTAACCTCAGCGGTGGAAGTTGCCAGACCGGTGTAAACATCAATCAGGCTGCCAACCGGGATTTTGATCACATCGCCGCTGGTAATGGTCAGCTCAATGTTTTTGTCCTTGGCGTTGTAAGTACCGCTGGTCACAACCAGATCCTTGCCCAGCGCAATGGTCAGTTCGTCGCCGCCAAATACCGGCAGCTTGATGGTGCGGGTGCTTGCGTCATAAGTCGGTGCATGCACAACGCCAGTCAGGGTGGTAGCAACGGGGTCGCCGCCCTTGGCAACACTCAGCACGCCATCATTGTAGGTAACATCGGTAACAAACACACCCTTGCTGCCAATAACGCCCTCAATCTTGGCATCAACGTAGTCGGCAACAGCCTTGGTGGTCGGCACATTGTCATCGCTGGCGTCGGCAGCCGGGATCTCAGTTACGGTGGCCTTGTTCAGCTGGATATAGCTGGTGCCATTGAACACATGCAGGGTAAAGTCGCTGGTGCGCACATAAACAACGCCCTGCACCTGGCCGGAACCAGGCAGGGTGCTCACCAGCTTGCAGCTCTTGGTGTATTCAACTGCACCCTTAAAAATCTGCAAAGTGTCAGTCAAAAAATACAGGGTGTCGTTGTCCTTTGCCTGCAGGGCTTCAAAGTTAGCTTTGGTGCCATAATTAAATTTTACTTCTGCCATAATTATCTCTCCTTAAATTTCATGTTGTTTTTGTCGGTTAAAATTCTTGCCAAACAAATCCAGTGCTTGCAGTGTTGAACGGTTCAACAGCAAACTTCCCGGTGTCCAACAGTTGTACAATCCACGGCTCATACTTGCCCTCGGTGTTTTTAATCATTACGGTCTGTCCGGCATAAGTGTCGCTGCTGTTGTTCAGCTGCTCATTGGCTTGCCCGTTGCTGTCAAAAACACGGGTACGGGGGCGGATCGCCTGTTTGCTCTTATCGTCACGGATGTAATAAAACTCCGATGTGTCCTTGGTAATAACCAGGTCCTTCTCGTCAATAATTCCATTCGTAATTGCTGTATCCAGATTTTCCGCGTTACCATAGCCCAACTTGCTTGTGGTTGCCATTCTCCCAACTCCTTTCTCCATTTGTCGCTATATAGAAAAAACGCAGGCGGCCAAGCCTTAAAACTCAACCACCCGCATATTTCCATCAGTTGTACCATCACCGCCGCCGGTACCGCCGCTGCTCTTGATCTCTACCGCATTGCCAATCGGGCTTCCGTTGGCGGTCAGCTGCAGCATGTCATTCTTGTAGCTCAGGTTGTCAGCCTTGCTGTTCATCATGGTGTTGCTCTTATCAATCATGGCCTTCAGCATGGCCTGCATCGCAATAATCCGCTGGTCCAAAGCATTCAGTGCTTCGTCCGGGATCGTTGCCGCCCAGTCGTAAACATCAATAATTTTAATTTCGCCCGGCCCAACCTTGCGGATGTACTGGGTGGTCCTACCTTCAGCATCCATCTCAATGTTGCCAAAGGTCAGCTGGAACTCAATCATACCGGCCTCACTGGTCAGCGCTGTATCAAAGGGCAGCTTGTATTCCAGCTTGTTTTTATACAGCTCGTCACTCAGCGTCAAAAACTCGGTGCGGTATTTCTTGCTCACCGGCAAACGGTATTCCAGCATCACCACATAGTCGCGCATGTCTTTGCCCTTGTATTCCGGGTCAGCCAAAAAATGCAGGGTGTCTACCAGCTTGCTCTGCTGCATCACGCGCTCCACCACACTGGCGGTCAGGGTATTGTCCTCGTTAATCAGGATCGTGTACATTGCTCGTCTCCTTTCCGCCCACAATGTAGTCAAACTCATTGCGGCTGATTTTGCCCTTGTGCCACAGCGCATTTAGGGTCGCTTCTTTTAATCGGCGGTCCAAATACAACCGCCGCAAACTCTCCACAAAGTCACTCATAGCACACCTCCTTCAATCAGGCTCAGGGTATAAGCATCAATAATAGCCTCAGGGGTTTTGGCCCCCAAGGCTTTCAGCTTGTCATATTCGTAAACACTGATCTCTTCCAACTGCACGGTATCGTATCCTGCCGCCGGAATGTTATAGTATCCGTCCACATGCCAGATGTAGCGCCCATCACTGCTCACAATTCCTTCGGCATCATCTGCCGTGCAGTTCACCATAATCCCGTGTTTCGCCTGGTATTTCACAAAACTCAGGTGGTCAAGGGTATCAATCACCTGGCCGTTATATATCACCTTGTAATACATTTCGTCCCTCAACCTCCTTTACACGCTGAACATCACGCGCACGCCATGCTGCTCGGTCGGGGTAACATAGCTGTAAATCTGGCCGTCTGCCGCAACCTGCAAAAAGTAATCTGCATACTGAACATTCGGGCTGCGTGTCCAATAAGTGGTGGCTGCGCCATCATCGTCATAGCAGATCCGGCTCTGATTATCTGTCATGTAACTGATCGTTGTACCTTCATAAATATACGGCTCACTGTTCATGCTGGGGTTCAGCTCATATGCAGCCGGTATAAAGAAGTAACAATCCGCCGTCACAATTTCCTTGGATGTTCCGCCCGCACTGGATGTCACTTTTACTTGCTGGATCAACTGCTGCCATCCAATCGGCAAGGCATTCGGCAGCCGCTTGTCCAGGTAGGTGCGCAGCGTTGCTGCGGGCCAACCGCCATTGTTGTAATAGCTGCTGGTAATCGGCATCTTGCGTGCCAACGTATTTTTCGCCAAAAACGTCATTGCGCAGCGCTTGTTTGTGTTATCGCTTAAATAAAACTGCTTAAATCCGCACATCTCATATTCGCGGGTTTCATGCGGCCATGCAGCCAGCTTCCGGCAGGCATTGTCGCCCAGGTCTGCATACCAAACTTTCGCCCAGTACACATCACCCTTGGCAAACCGTTCATATTCTCCGTCATCTGCCTTGGCGCAACCAAACACCAGCGTTGCATTGGTCTGTGTAATTCGTCCACGGTTAATCTCGGTGTAAACAATGTCGTCACCGTAAATGTTAGCCGTATACACATGCAGGTTGTTTTCGCCCTTCTTGTGGCGCATTACCACCATGTCACGGGTTCCAACTGTGGCAGCTGTTGCGCTTTCGGTGCCCCAACTGATCTTGGCTCCATTATTGTTCCAAATGCGGATACCGTTCATGCCGTTGGTTTCAAAACACTGCATCAGCACAGCATTGGCCGTATCGGTTGTGGTCATCCGGTAATCTACCGCCAGCACCCAGTCCCGGTCTTCCTTCAACAGCTGCACACCGGTATCCACATAGTTGGTTCCATCAAAGGTCTTTTTCTCGTTGATCAAAACCTTTTCTTCAATGTCAGAGTAGCTAAAGTCGTTGCCCATCGTAATGGTCACAGCGTCCTTGAGGCTAACCACCTTATTCTCCACACCAACCTTTTTCATTGCGTAAATCTCAACCGGGCGCAAACTGCCAATCTCTTTGCCGTCAAAATAACCAGAGGTATATTCACAGCTGTCATATACCGCATTGATGTCCTTGTCTCCGTTCACATATCCGCCCTTGTCCCAATGGTCAAACAGATAGAACTTATAGGCACCTTCCTCCGCCGTGTAGGTCGGGGTATCTCCTTCGTACAACACCATGCTGCCATAGGGGGCAACTGTTTTCTGCTTTTCCGTACCATTGTTCAGGTAGCGCACAGTATACTTCCGCACACTCTCGATATATTTGGCCGTTACGGTCTGGTTGGTAAATACTGTAACAAACTCTGTGTCCCATCCAGCATAGGTAAAGTCAGTGCTCACCGTGCTCTTCTTGGTCGGCTTCGGGATCGGCTTCTCCGCACGGGTCACAGGGTCAACAGCCTTACCACCCTTGTCAATGTACTGCACATCCAAAACTGTGTGCTCGTCATCATCATTCACAAAGGTCCAGGTAAACTGTTCCACCAGCGTGTTGTAGCTGATCTTCAAATCCGGCCACTGTGCATTAAACTCTGCCAGCTTCTTTTCACGCATAATGGGCACATGTACCTTGCCCTCCAGTACAGAATGCTCGGTGTTATAACCGTTCTCATCCAGGCCGGTCATCGTGTACAGCCGGTCAAGCAGCGCTGTATCCTCGCATTCCCAATCAAGGCCAGTCAGGCGCACGCGGTTCAAACCTGTGCATTTTTCCAACATAGCTTTCAGGTCAATGGTCGGGCAGCTTTCCACAACCAGTGTGGTCATGTTCTCATAGCTGTCAATCTTCAAATCGGTCAGGTAGTTCAGGCTCTGTGCCGTCAGGCTTGCAATCGCAGGCAGTTCAGCCTTTTTAATCTTGCCGCCCTTGGCAAACGCCACACCGGTAATACCGCTTCCGCCAGCATAAAAATCGGTCAGGTTTACACATCCCGCCAAGCTGATGGATTTCTTCAGGTTTGGCACATTCTGCAAATTCAGGTGTTCCAGCAGCGTATTGTTGCCAACTGCAAAGTCGGTCAGGTTTGTGTTGCGGTAGCCTTCGGTGCCGTTGCCAACCTTCAAGTCGGTCAATTTCACACCATGGCTAAAATCAACATACCCAGGGTAAAATCCACTAATGTCGCCAATGCTCTGTATCAGGCTGGCATTGTAAACATAAACCTCGGTATCGTTCATGGCTGCAATCGGGCACTCAATCGTGTAGGTCTGGCCGCGCTTGCCGCGCATTTTTACCGGGTTGGAGCCATACAAAACACTCACATAGGTATCTGCATACGGGCGGATATGGAACGTACCGTCCGGCTGCACACCTGTCCAGTTGGTCGGGGTATAGCCGCGGATCGTCATATCATCAGCCGTGCAGGTCGTACCGCTGTACTTGCTCGCAATATACTTTTCCTGGTATTTCTGGTACTGACGGCGCTGGTGGCGCTTGTTGCCGTGCATCATCGGCAGGTAACTGGTCGTTCCATTGTCTTCATAGGTGCGGAAATATTTGCGCCGCATGTCCATGATCCAAAGCTTTTCGGGCTTCACATCCTGGTACGCCTCAATCTTGCGCAAAATACGGTTTGCACTCCAGGCCAAAGCGCTCTCACGGTTCAGGTACATTTTCTGCAAGTCGTCCGCAAAAAGATCTCGTACCTTGCACCACAGCTTGCTGTCTGCCGCGTTAAACACGCTCTTGGTGCCAATGGTATCGGTGTCCTCATAGCCGTAAGTCAGTGTCAATCCGCCCTCATTGTCGTTACCTTGACAGGTATCGTTATCATAATCCATGCAAAAATCCCAATGGATCAGATCTTCTGTGTGGGGGAACACATTCTTGGCGCGGTTATCCACCATTGTGTGGCGCTCAGTAAACAGATAAAAGAACAGCACACTGTCCTTGATAAAGTGGTCCTCAAAGTGGGTCTTAAACTCTTCATCATCTGCATTTACTACCCAGGTTAGCAAGCTCTGCCAGGCATTCTTTGCTGCCTGTGTTTCTTCCTCGGTACACTTTTTGCTAATATAGCGGAACTCAAAGCTGTGGTCGCCGTCCCAGGTTTCCTGGCTCAGATCATCACTCAAAAAGCGGGTCTGGGCATCGGTGTTGTTGTCAATCTCAACAATAACTTCCTTGTGGTTTTCGGGGTCCATGCCCTGGGTGTCATTGTTCTTCTTGCTGTTGCCAATATCACCGCAAGCGTAAAAATGCCACTGGCCGTCCTTAAACACTGTCGCGTTCTCCACGTCCGTCTCCTGAATAAATACCACGCACGGGTAAAACGCCATCGTGTCGCGCACCTTCGGGTTATCTTTCTTTGCCTTACGGGTATACGGGTTAAATGTGTTGTAATCATCTGCAATGCAGGCGTTATTTGCGTTCTCAGAACTTGCAATGTTTACCTTGATATTAAAATATTTCTCCGGGATACTGTTCTCGGTCAAGGTATAGGTGCTTCCGGCGCTGTCGTCGCCAAACGTAAATCCGCCGGAACAGTTAATATCAATGTTTCGGCCGCTCTCGCCATACGCATTGGAGCTGGTGCCCTGGCCTTTATGGCTGCCGGTCGCGGTCCAGTTATCCTCCACAGCGCGTCCGTTCTTGTAAATCTGCTGGATGGTGGTATTAAAAACCTCATTCTTTTTGCCGGTCGTAAAGGTCGGAGCACTGATCTTGATAATGCGCAGGTCCGGGCACTTCTCGGCCAAAAGGTCAGCATCCAGTTCGCCGCTCACGTTGGTAATATCGTTGCGGTTATAGCGTTCAATCATCAGCTCGGCGTTCTTGGCATCCGCAATAAAGTTGTCCAGGATCTCATCGTCCGACAGCTCCATGCCGTAGGTTTTCATGCGGTATACCTGTACATCACAGTCCGCAGAGCCAATCGTAATGCCAACCGGACTTGCTTGTGTAAAGTTGTCGCTTGCATCGTACAGTTCCACCTTGCAGGGGATACCGTCGCACCATAGCACCATCTCTTTATACTTGCTGTCCGGCAAAATATTGAACTCAAACTCCAAAAAGTCATCTTCGCAAATCGGCAGCTCAATGCGGTTCTGCTGGCTGGTCAGGGTAATTTTCTGTGCCTGTACCGTCAAACCAACGTTGCCATTTGCGCAGGTTAGTGCCGTAGCATCGTAGTCTCGCACATTGGTGGTCTTAAACACCAGCTTAAAGTTCTTACCCTTCTTTTTGGCATCGTCCGCAAACAGCTTATAATCCAGCGTGGCGGTAGTTCCGGCTTTCACGCAAAAGTAAGTGTCGCCGTCCTCATCAATCTGGTAGCCGCCATTGCTCCAGTCAAAGTTGTCGCTTACTGTCATCGCGGTATTGCCATCGGTCCACAGGCGGTTTTCGTCCGCATTGGTTCGGCCAGCCGGGTTAAAGTCAAACATCAGGTTGGTCTTCACCGGCTCAATGTTAATACCCAGCTCGGTAATTTTTACATTGATGGTCTTTACCGTCTTGCCGCAGGTAATGGTCAGCACATGGCTTCCAATCTCGCTGCTCTTGTACGTCCAGGTCTGTTTGGTGCGTCCTACCGTCAGCTTGCTGGCAACAATGCCATCCACAGCCAGGGTCACATTGGTGTTGCTGCTGGCCGGGTCATATACGGTATAGCTGATCGCAACATTGCTGTACTGCTTGGCACTGTAATCCAGCACGGCGCAACTGATAATCGGGGTATTATTGCCCTCTTCCACCCACATAATATCGTGGCGCAGGGTGTTGCTTGTCACCTGTTTGCCATTGATCTCCGCCGTCATGCTCACTTCCAGCAGGTGGCTACCGTGCTTCTGGGTGGGCAAATTGTAGGTCATCTGGCGGCCTGTCACTGCAGTGCTCGTTCCGCCAATCGCTTTGCCATCCAACTTAAAGCTGATGTTTTTGGCGATATTGCCATACGGGGTAAACCGGTAAGTTACTTCGCCAGAATAAAAAAGAGAGTCATCAAAAATACTCTCCAAATAAAACTCAACAACATTAACCGACCAGTTCTTGCTGCCCACACTGCCCATGCTGTCCGTAACCTGCAGCCGCACGGTGTTGTCACCGCTGTGCAAGTATTGCGTCACATCAAAGGTGTTCTTGCCCTGGGTAATGGTCGTGGTTGCCACCTTGGTGTTGCCCACATACCAGTTACCAGTCGCATTGCCGGTGTCATCGCCAGCATTGTCCACACTCGTAAACTTAAAGCCGATCAATGCACTGTCGCCCTGAACTACCGTCAGGCTGCTGTCACCAATTCGTTCAATGGTAATGGTGCTGGTTGCTTCACCGCCACCACCGCCACCACCTTTAATGGTAACAACAGTCTTGGTTGTGCCGTCTTCCAACAGGCTCAAATGACCGTCATCACTGGTGTAGGTAATGTCGTACTCATGGCCGTTGCTGGGCTTAATATCTTTGATCTTTTCCTGGATTTCTGCAATGTCGCTGTTGGCCGTATCCACACTGCCCTGCAAAGCTGTCACGGTATTCTTGGTCACAGTCAAATCATTGGTAAATCCATCCAGAGCAGTTTTGTCCGCCTTATCGGCCAGCAGTTTGTTGGTTGCTTCCTTATTATAATAATCACTCTGCAAGGTGTTCGGCAGGTCGCCCACACTATCCTGCAAAGCTTTCACGGCCTCGTTGTTGCTGGTCTTATATTCATCCAGTGCTGTGCTTACCGGGTTTACCGCTGCGCTGATCTTAGCATCTACCGTCTTGCCATATGCGGTCGTCCACTCTGCGCTGGGATCGGTGCTCAAGGTTACAGTCTTAATCACTGCATCGCCGTTATAAAATGTTAAAGCACGGGTGCCCGCATCATACGCACAGTTAAAAGCCGCCAATCCGTCGATCCCAGAAATCTTGCCTTCCAACAGTGTAACAAAGCCGTCCACTTCTTCCTTGTTATAATACTTGGCAAGCTCCGTGGTCAGCTCAGTTTTCTTGGTGTAGTTGGTGTCAAGGTCACTCTGCAGCTCCTGTTTAATTCCTGCTGCCGCATTCTGGATCTTATTATCCACACCCGCCGCAGCGTTGGCTGCATCCTGGGCGCTGGCCTGTGCGGCACTGGCATAGCTGGAAGCCTGGCCAACCTTCTCGTCCATCAGGGCAACAAAGCTTGTGTACCAGTCGTTGTCCGGTTCCACCATCTTGGTGCCACTCAAAGCCTCCAAGATATTCAGTTCGCCGTCTGGTCGTGTGCGCCACATATAGGTCTCGTTACGTTCATTTACACCGGTTGCAGTGATCTCAAAGCGCACTGTCCCCTTTTTGCTTGTCACATTATTTGTAACCAGCCAATAAAACCGGATCGTATCCTCGTTGTAGGTAACATTGATCGGCGTGGCATATGCTTCTTGCCCGTCCACATTCAGGTAATGTACCTGCAGCATCATCTGCATCAAATCAATGCCGTCATATCGCCGCGGCATCTTAAACGGGATCACCTGGCTGTTGGTTTCCTGGGTAATGTTGATCTGGCTCTCGTCCATCACAACATTTTTCATCTCGTCAATGGTCGAAAACGCATCGTCGTTATATTGGCTGTACCACAGGTATTTTTCACTGCGGGTGTAGCCGCCGTCATCATTGGCCTGCGCCTCCGGCATATCAACCACCGCGGCCATGGGGGCAGCCTCGGCCTGCAATGCCACAGGCTCTGCTTTGGCCGCCATCTCAGCCGCCATACGTTTCGACTCTTCAAAACTTAATGCCATGTTTTCCTCCTCCCCTTTCTATTTTTTCAAACAAACAATACAATATGGGCGTGGCACTTATCGCCATCGCTGTTCAGCTTCACGCGCCAGTGGGTGTACACTGTGGATGTGTTCAAAGCCTGCTGCTTGTATACAGCCTGCAGTCCGCTTCCGCTGTCCCACACGTCCGTCCAGTTGCTGCCGTCGTTGCTGGCCTGCACCCACACTCGGTTAAGTCTGTTTTCTGTTCCGGTCTTACTCACACTGACCACAACCCATGCGTGCTGGCAACCGCCAGTCGTCACCACGTTGCTGTAATGGTCGCCATTGGTTGTATCCTTATCAATCGTTGCAATTCGGCCTCCGGCTTTACCAGTCAGGTCGGCAATGCTTTCGCCGTTCACAATCTTATCTTCTGTGCAGCCAATCCCTTTGCGGAAATCGGCCAGGTTCACGCGCACTTCCGGTGCCCAAAAATTACCGTCACTTTTGTATGCACCCTCGTCAATATTACGCAGCGCAAAATACTCGCTGTCGGTTCCAAAACCCATGTCATGGGCAAAGCCATAGCTGCGCCTGGTCAGGGTACCCTGCGTACAGTTGCCATTCTTATCAATAAACTTCTTGTCGCTGGCCACATCATTGGCGGTTGCCGCATTGGTGGTATCATCCTCCAACAGGGCTTTGGCCGCCGTGCTTGCGGTTCCCCACAGCCACATCACGTTATCGTAATAGCAGCCACTGTAAATATCGTTGGTTTTCTGGTTATCTGTGGCTACACACAGCCGGGTCACACCGTCTTTTTTCTGCACGGTCATCTTGGTGCTCTCGCGCTCGCCGCCCTGCAGCTGGGTTGTGGCAGAATAAGTCTTGATAGATCCTTTTACCAACTTGCCATCTACCCAGGCAGTTTTTCCTTCCAGGATAGATTTTTCATCCGCAGTGCCCGGCGTATTGCTGCCCAGCCCGCTTGCGCTGATCGCACCGCCGCTGTAATAGCCGGCCTTGATCTGGTAGCTCTCGCCGTTGGCCAATTCTGCCGTTACATTGCCGTAATTCTGCATGGTGCCGGTTTTCAGGGTTTTGTTCTTGCTGTAAAATGTCTGTCCTGCCAGCACCTGGTCCGGCAAAGCAGTCGTGGCAGCCAGCTTGGAAGCCCCAATGCCGCTGCCGTTAGTAAAATTTACAATGTTTCTCCTTGTATCGTACTGAAAAATCACCCACTGCCCGGCACCAATCGCACCGTCACCCAGCTTCTCTGTACCGCAGTAGGCATTGCTGGTCATGTCTTTGCCATTGATCACCAGCCTGTGCCCGTCACTGAACGCCGTGGTAAAATATGCTTTGCCGTTGGCTGCGTTGCTGTAACTGCTGCCGCTCTTGCATGTCAGGGTATGGGTCCCGCCGCTGTAACTGTAGCTGTATTCATGGATCATCATGTCGGGGTCAAACTTGCCGTCAATGATGTAATTCACCGCTCCGGCATAGTGCTGCTCCAGTGCAGTAATCGCATGTTTCACATGGTTAATGTCTGCCGCTTTAATAATGTATTTGCGCAGGCCGCTGTTCTGGTTCAGGTAATTGCTGGCCTCGGTATACTTACCGTCTGCCAGGTACTTGGTGTACTGGGCTGCCGCTGCGGCATGGCTGCTGTCCAGGTCGGCATTGTCTTCAAACGTATCAATACCTTCCGGGAACTTTGTATAGGTATCTGCCATTGCTTATCACTCTCCGGTCTCATCTTTTACAGGGTACGGGTAATACGGGTAAAACCTCATCAGCGTCACATCCATCGTTCCCTGCCCCAAGCTCTTGTCAATCTTTTTAATAATAAATTGCACGGCTGTCTTGCCGCCCATGTAACGCGGGCAGTATTCAACCTTGGTGTTCACATCCAGCCACGGCACCAGCAGCATCTTCACCGTAATGCTGTCGGTCAATCGCGCCCGCTTCCATAGCTCGTATTCGGCCACATCCAAAATGCCGTCATCTGTGGTGTAATTGTCGTATTCACCGCCGCTCAAAACCACATTGCGCCGTCCAATTCGTTCAATGCTGAACGGGCTGTTCAAAAACTGGTCGTCCTCCTCATACCCTTCAATATCCGGGTTGGCGGTACTTACCACTTCCAAATTCTGGCAGTTTTCGGTTTCTTTTAGCTTGTCCAGCTCTTCCGCGCTCGGTTTTGTATCTTTCAGCATCACCATGGCGTGCGGCTGTACCTGCCCATAAAAATAAAAGCGCCCTTTGCCGCCATTCTCATTCGGGGAATAATCAGCATCGTAGCGCACCACATATTGTACTTTTGGTTTCATACAGTCCTGCTTGGCCTTTTTGTTATTGCCGGCTTCATCTGTGCTGATGGTATACAGGCTCAAAACATCGGTCACAACCGCATCGCTGCTCTCTGTTGCTTTGGCGCTGATCTTCATCTGGTACCCTTTGTCGGCATCGTACAGGTCGGCCACATTGTCCGGCGGCATAAACAAAATCAGCTTCTTGCCGCTCAATGCCAATCCAACCACGTTTAATGTTATGGTTTTCTTTGTCGTGTCCACCACCAGGTCTGTGCAGCTCACATCCGGGCTTGCCGCAGCGCCAAACACTTCTACGCAGTTCCGCACCTCGCTGTAATCCACCGTTGCGTCTTCGCTGATGATCAAATCATTGAACACATCGGCATTCAGCACCAGCGGGTCATCCTCACAGCTTGGGATCTGCTGGCATTTGAACACATCATCCTCAAAAAATATTTCAAACGGGTAATACAAATCCCGCAACTGTGTCAAAATTGTCCACACACTTGTCGCCGCATCAAACTCCTGGTCATAAGGGATCGTTCGGTTCCAATATTCTACAAATACTTTGTTGATCCCCACTTCCTGTAATAGCTCCACCATCGCCCTGCGGATTCCGCCCCCGGCCTTAAACACGGTTTTAATACCTGTCAGCTGTCCGGCCAACGTGTCATTCAGCATTGCTGTCAGGTCCATACAGTTAATGGTCAGGCTCCGGGTCTGCGTGTCATAGTTGTATCCGTTCTGGCTGAACACATATACCCCCTGGCTGTACCAGATAATATCGTCCAGCATCGGGGTCTTCACACCAATGTAAATCCAAACATACTTGTTCATCCACTCGCTCTCGCTGTACTGGCTGATCGCATGTTTTTCGTCCAGCACAATGGTCGAAGTGTACGTTCGCCGGATGTCCGCATCTGCATCTACGGAAATTCTTCCCTCGGTCGTAATACCCTGCAAACTATCAATCGTCTTCATCCGGTCGTTCAGCAGGTCAATGCGGGTGTACAGCTCAATGTTATGGGAGTATAAGGTTCGTATGTCTTCTGTGCTTGGCACATACATCGCGCATCAACTCCCTTCAATATCTTCTGCAATAAACCCGTTGCGGTACAAATCGGTGCTGCTCTCCAAGCTGCCAATCTCCACAAAATCAAACGCCACGGCAACCTTGTCATAATGGTCACTGTAGCTGATACTCGGCTGGTTAATAATGTTCGCCATCCAGCTGCGTCCGTCAAACAGTTTCAAGATCTTCGGCTTCTTGTTGGTACACCAGTCCACAAACTGCTTGCGGTACCGGGCACCGCCATCCCCGTCATAATCATCCGTATCAAAACTGTATTTCAGCACCGTCGCCGTAAAATTGCCCTGCTCGTAGTTCAGGTCGCTGCCGTAAATCACATATGGGTAACGGCTGCTCATAGTTTCCACCACACTGTTTGGCTGTGTTCTGGTCGTACTGGTCACGCTGGCGTCAAATAACAGGTGGTAACTAATGTCGCCGTCCGTCAGTACCGCGCCGTCAAAGCTGCTCAAAATCTTGTTCGTAAACATGTCCTGCTCGGCATCGTCAATAATCGGCACAAACGCATACTCATACTCGGTGTTGCGCCCGTCCGCATACCAATCAATGTGTACCCAGTTGTTCAGTTCTTTTTCCCATTCCTTCAGGGTTTCATCGTTCACCGGGGTTGGCCGGTGCTTTGTCGCCAGGGTGATCCAGTTGTAAGTTCCAACCCGGCGTCGTTTCAACCGCATCTCGCTGATCTGTTCCGCTCGGTAGCGCAGGTTGCCGCCCAGGGTATCACCGTTAAAGGCAGCATAAATTGCCGTCTGGGCCTGCCATCCATTGTCCAGATTGTACTTGCCGTAATCCTTGTCGGCATCGCGGCTTAACAGCAGGTCGTCATAAACACCGTTCTGCAGCTTCAGCACATTCAGCGCCTCATTATAAGGCGGGTATGGCAAAATCGCATTCTGTCCCATCAAAATATCGGCTCCCACAATCATTCCACACCCCTCCTTTACTCCCAGTGCAGTTCAAACAGGCCGCCCTGGTTTTTCAAATACACCTTAAACCAACCATTTGGCGCACTGGTTTTTACATTGCTCTGCAAACAGTATCCACCGCAGGTCAGTTCCAGGTAATAACATGTTTTCTTTTCGTTCGTCTGGTAGTTGTAGGCATTGCTGCTATAATCGTCTGCAATGTCACGGCGGCACAAAAACAGCTTCAAAGCATACGGATCTTCGTCCATTGTCGGCATACTGATCCCGTTGCTCCGTTTGTTCCACAACCCAATCAGCAGCTTGTTCCAGCGATCGCTTCTCATGTTCAGCCCCAGGGCATAGCTGCTGTCCACCACGCTTCCTTCTTCCACATGGCTGCCCTGTACCTTAAATCCGTCTTTGAACGTCATGTCGGCCTTAACCGGGTCGGTATCATCCACTGTCAGGTCTACTGCCTGGTCCCCGGCCGATCCGCTCACATAGTGGTAATCATCCTTGTTGTCGTTGCGGTCCTTGCCCTCAATCGTCACAACATAAGATTTCACCCAAATGCAGCCCTCTTCATAATGGTTTTCCAGCGCCACAGCCGCATAGCCGTCACCGCCCACATAGCCAATCAGCAGCTCACAAAATCCAGTGTCCAGCTTCATGCCGTGCTGGGTTATTCCCTGTGCTCTGGCGTAATACGTCGTGTCATTGCGCAGGTTGCTGATGATATACGCCTTGTCCGGCACCCGCAGCGTCTCGCTGCTTTTCACAAGGCTCTTGCTGGCATCATACAGTTCAATCGTATATTCGTTCAGCTCTTCGCCCTGGGTACTCTCGTATTGCACCGTAAACTCAAAAGCACTGTATTCAATGTTGGTTTTGTCCTTGGTGCTGATCTCTTTGAACTTAAATACCGGTGTCTCCACACAATAAAACAGCAAGATGTCGCTCCATTCGCTCCACGCACTGTCCTGGCCGCACACCCGTACCTTAATGCCAAACGCCGCGCTGCTGTTTGTAATGCTGCTGGCCTTCAAAGTAAACTCGGATCTCTGGGTACTCACCTCACCACTCTGGTAAGTTGGGCTGCCCAGTTCCTCTGCACTCATGGCATTTGCCCAAATCTGTGCCTCCACCTTGGTAATCACACCAATGTATCGGAATCGGAATGTATAATCTTTTGTCGCATCAAATGCTGATACGGTATATAATGCTGGTTTGCTCATCCTCCCGCCACTCCCCTCCCTCTCTAAACAACAAAAGCCGCCCAACCAATCAAGGTCAGGCGGTTATTTTTATTTTTCAATAACGCTATTAGCTTATATTTATTTTACGCTTTCTTCCGGCTTATCCTCTGCTGCATCAACCGGTGTTTTCTCGGCCTTTTCTGCCGCAGCCTTCTTAGCCGCTTCCATCTCTTCCTGTATCGCGCTCTTGCGGATATTCTGCACATCACGCAGCAAACTCTCCAAAATTAGCTCCACCGCATACGGCGGCAATCCAACCTGGTTCACACCGTCACAAATGTAAGTCTTCAACTGTTCGCATTTCAAATTAAAATTTTCCATCATAAAATCTCCTCGTCAAAATTAAACCAAAATGCCACCAATAAACCGCAGCCCATGTTGTTTCAGTTTTACATCGGTCACATAACCCTGCGCATTTTTTACAAGCTCAATACCATAAATGAACGGTACGGCCTGGGTGTTTGCGTCAAGAGTGGCTACTTCTTTGCTACCATCCCAACCAAGTGTTTGGCCGCCCCAGTTAGTAGTGCCATCGTAGACATAAAAAGCAGGAATACTGCTTCCTCTTTTATATAATTGAATATTTGCTTCGGATTGTATTGTTGAAAAAGAAGCTACAAGCGTAGAACTATTACATGTAAGGCTCCCATATTGGGTTGGGGCACCATCATCACTACTAACACCAAAGCTAATGCTGGTAGTTGTTAAACCTTCAGCGCTTAGAGTGGTTGAATGTTCAGAGCCATCGTCGTCTTTTACACGAAAAGAAATATTATAACTATTCAAGGAAGCTTCAGAATTTATATTTTCAAATGTTGCCCCTGTATGACCGTTTATTTTCAAAGAACCGTCCCAGCAAGGATTGCCCTTATAGTCACGGGTTTCACCGTAAAGGTGTACTAGCGTAGAATCTCCAGATTTAATAAGGATAGAATTTTTATCAAGCGTTGTAACAAACTGCCCATCAGTCGTATGAACTACTGAATTATCCAGATCAAAATAAACGCTTCCATCCTTGGAGCTAATCTTACCAGTTTTAATCAGGTCAGAGTTAATCTCACCAGACTTAATGTAGGTCGCATTAAAGTACACATTCCCATCTTCAATAAACATACCCTGGCTTGCTCCATTATTGGTCAACCGGTTAAAGATGTCCTCCTGTGTCAACTTTTTATCAACCGCATCAATCACTTCGTCCTTGTTCGTGTAATTGTCTTTCTTGCCCCAATCTCCGGCATTATATGCCTCGCCTTTCGCCTTGGGTTTTCCACAAACAAGCACTTCTGCCCCCGTGTACCACAGATCACCTTCGTCATACGGCGGGTCGGGGTGTTCGTCCTTGCTGGCATCTGCCGTAAACACACGCCGCTTTCCATCCGCCGTATCCTGTGCCTTGCTGGCCGCCTCAAGTGCATTGGTTACATCTTTGTCCTGTACCAGCTCCCACTTGTAGCTGCCATCGTCACCTTTCATAAATCGGTATGCTTTGCCTGTCTCTGTGTTATAAAACAGGTCATCCACATGTTTTTCTTTTTCCTCATCTGTCGTCCAGCTCTTGGCCGGCTCGTTATCCAGCGTAGGGTCATAGGCGTAAAAGTGCTGCTCGGCCTTGCTGTCAATCTGGTCCTGCATATCTTTTGTTACACCATCCACATAATTTTTCATGTCATCCTTACTGGCATAACTATCCTTTTTTACCCAGTCGCTGGCATTATATTTGTCACTGGCCGTGCGTGCTACCGTACAAACCAGAATGTCTTCTCCATTAAACCACAAATCGCCCGTGTCATACGGCGGCTCCGGGTGTTCCCCCTTGCTGGCATCAGCCGTAAATACCTGGCGCTTACCATCTCCGGTGTCTTGTGCCTTGCTTGCAGCTTCCAGCGTATCCAGCGTTTCCTTATCTGTCACTTCTACCCAGCTACCGGTTTTTGTTTCTTCGTTGTATGTCCACTGCCAGCCTTTCTTGCTGTCGGTGTTATAAAACAAATCGCCGTTGTGCGCTTTCTTTGTGGTGTCGTCTTTCCAGCTCATAGCAGGCCAGTTCTCAAGCGTTGGGTCATAGTTATAAAAATACTGTTCAACCTTGCCGTCCACCTGTGCCTGCAGTTTATCAACCTTATTCACATAATCTTTCAGGTCTTCCTCAACCTTGTCCTGCTTCAACAGGTTCCGATCAATTTCATACGGCTTAATGTACAGCCGCTTAAAGTCATTCTGCGGGGCAATCACAGCCACAGCATCGTTCACCTGGAACAGCGCATTACTCGCAATGGTGTATTCCTTGCCAAAAGCCGCCACCACATAGCCGCTGTGGTCGTCCAGCACCTTCACAATTGTGCCAACAGCTGTACGGTCAAACTTGGCATTGCTAATCAGTCTCTCGCAGTAACGCTTCACCTCTTTTGCCAGGTCTTTCAACCCCGCAATGGCATCATCCAATGTGTTCTTCGCCATAGCTTTTCCTCCAAAATAAAAAGCCGGGCAGCCACATAGGCCACCCGGTATATCGTCATCGGTATTATCGCTTAAACCAATATTTCTTTACATCTGATTTTTCATCATAAGATAATTCAATATACTTGATTTTCTCCCTTGGTATTGCAACAATCTGGTCATCTATCGTAACAAGTTCATGGCCATGATCATCCGTTACAGTATACTCTGATAAGAACAGCATATTCTTTTCAGTTGCCAACCCTGCATAGTAGCCCTTAAACCCATTCTCGTCATTTGTTGCTACCATCATATAGGTGCCAAGCTCATAGTCAATAATATCTTCCCACACATCGCTACTTGGGGACCACTTAAATAATTTAAGTAGCGCCCGTTTTCTCTTTGTCTGTCATATTTACAATGCCGCATCCTTTCCAAAATAATCTGCAATAGATTCAAAAGGAATAAGCGCTTTGTCACCAAAGATTTCGTGCTGATATTTCCACGGATCTTGCTGGTGAGACAACTCCACAAGGTTCCAAGTGGTATAACGAGCATACTTCTGCAAAATAGCATCTATTACGCACCTATCCTCATGGTCAAAGGGAATAGACTGCTTTTGCGAAGGTAATGTGGACGAAGAGAAAATAGAATATTCAGCATAAACATTCGGAACAACAGGACCTAATTGCCACGCATAGAAGTCGTCAGCAATCAATCTTATACCCTTAACCCTGCTGTACTCACCTTGTACAAAGTACAATAGTTTCTGGAGCTTAAGGTTCGTGATTGGAACATTATGATCAAGACACCAGTTGATGATATATATTGCGACATTACGAGCAGAGAACATTAAACTCACCGCCCTTTCATTACATATATATAATATGCGACTTATTCGCTTGATGTTTGCTTTGTTTTTTTTATTTTCTTTGGCCTTATGGACTTCCGGGTTAAAAGTAAACTCCGTGTTCGGCTTGTTTTGGCTCTCAGTCTTTGCCATCGGTACAACACTTCCTACTTTATTATAATAGGGTCATTATACCATACAAAAAGCCGGACAACAACAATCTGTTACCCGATGTAAATTGACTTAGTTATATAAGGGACCTAACCGCTGATTCCTCTCGGTTGGTTTCCCTCTGTCCTGTTTGTAATTACCGCTTGCTGAACTCCTGCGCCATAATGGAGCCAATGTTCTGGTGCAAAATGCGGCCAAAATTTTCAACGTCATTCACACCGTTCATCACAATGTTAATGTCGCCAATGTGTACGCCGCTGCTGCCAGCACTGCCCAACTCAGCGTTCACATTCTCCATCCGCTTCAAAATAGCACTCTCCACAAAAGCTTCCGGGTTAATTGCCGCGCTGAACAACCGGCGGGTCAGGTTTCCCGGCACAACGCCGTCCCCAACCTCCAGGCTGGTATAGCGCCCGGCTTCCGGCTGCCGTACAACAATCTCAGGCCCAGCCTCATCAACACGCGCACGTTCAAAGGCCGCAACGTTCATAATGCCGGTTGCATGGTTAGCACGAGTGATCTCGTTTTTCTTCCATTGCAGCTCTTTCTTCTGCTTTTCAATCTCAGCATTATCTTCGTTGTACTTCTTTTCCACTACCTTAATTTGCAATTCAAGGTCTTCAACCTCTTTGGTCTTATCCTTAATCTGCTTCAAAACATCAACATAGTGGTTCTTAAAGTCCGTCAGCACATCCATGCGCTGGCCCAGGATTTTTTCTTCCCAGTCAGCCCCAAGCCGCGCTACGGTATTGATTCGGTTTTGCTCGGTTTCGTAAGCGTCCGCAACCTCTTCCCATTTGCTCTTATACTCTTCCAGCTGGTCAATCAGCTTCTTGTTCTGCTCAATCTGATCTTCCACATAGTCCGTCTGGCGCATGTTTTCCGTGTAATCAGAGGTGATTTTATCAATCATGCTCTGGTCCATGTTTAAGATCATCTGATCGGCATTGTCGCCGTACAGCTTGCGCAAAATCTCAAGGTTTTTGGCATTGGTATAAGCATTCTGGGCATCATCAAGCTTTTCTTTGTAATCGTTGTAAGCGTCAATCTTGTCCTGGTTGGCCTGCTTTTTGTCCTCCAGCTCTTTTTCCAGGGCTTCTTTTTCCTTGGTCAGCTTATCAATGGCGTCATTGTGCTCTTTGTCTCGCAAGGCATCATTGTAATCTTCTTCGGCGCTCTTAACAGCACTTTCGTCGGCTTCCCAAACAAAGCCCTTGCCCTCACGGTACACGCGCACATTCTTGGCGGCCAATGCAGCATCCAGCGCAGCTTTCTTCTGTGCCAGGCTAATAGCCTCTTCCTGTGCATCATTGGCCTCGTTCAGCTTATCAATCTCATCCTGCAGCGCATCAATCCGCGGTTGGTAACTGTCCTCCAATTCGTCATTGGCTTTTTCCAGTTCTTTGACCCGCTGCTCAATTACCCAGTTGGCACCATTGATGGCGGAATCCAGGTTGTCTTTGTCCTTCTCCAGCTTCTCTTTCAGGTCATCCCACTGGTGTTCCAGCCGGTCAATTTCTTTGTCAATGCGGTTGGTTACAGTCTTAATAATGCCATCCAGAACCGTCTGCTCTTTTTCCAGTTCCTTAATAACCTTTTCAATGGCCTCTTTCTGGTCTTCCAACACCTTTTTCTGTGCTTCATAGGTTTCTTTCAGCGCCTGGGCCTTCTTGTCCAATGCGTCAATCGCCGCACTTTGGGCATCTGTGGCACCTTTGTTACTGCTCTTGCCGGATTTAGGCTTGGCACCGTTAAAGCCGCTAAGACCATAGCCATTCATTACGGCCAAACTCTTTTCAAGATCTTCAAGCTGTTTCTGAGCATCTTTAGCTTTGGCTTTCTCTTTTTCTAGATTTGAATTAAGAGCAGCAAGTTTACCCGCTGCTTGTTCAACATCAGGAAGTTGCAAACTATTTCCGAAGCCTAAATTTGGATTAAAGGTTAATTTTTGACTGAGATAGTCGCTGCTAAGTACAGAACTAGCCGAAGGCATAGAACCAATCGCGCCATACAAAGTTGTAAGAATTTCAATTTCTCTTTGGTACCATTTAATACGATCATTTGTCTGCTGAATAGTTGCTTTTGTAGAATCAATCTGGCTTTGCGTTTGAGCAATCATGGCGCTCTTCATCGTGCCAAATTTACCTTCCAAAATACTCTGGCTGATACTTACAACACCATTCTCAACTTCCATGTCGTTGATCAGCTCAGGATAAACCGCCAACAATGCCTGTAAGGATTCACTGCTTAGATATCCTTGCTCGCCCATATCCTTAAAAGCGGATTCAAGAGCTTTGGTTTGTTTGTAACAGTTACTGGTACTATCAGTAAAGTTAGAGAAGAAATTCTGTAAATCACCGGCTGCATCAAACTGCCAGTCATCATCGCTACCATTACCCTTACTCTGCTCTTCATGTAATGCTTGCAACTGGGCAATAAGTCCTTCAGTACTAACACCATATTTATCTGCCAAGTCGGCAGCTTCTTTATAAGCATCACTGCCTTCTTTAATCGCTTGCCCACCATTGATAGCATCGTTCAGCGCCTTAACACTATCCTCGCCATCAGCAACAGACTGAGTAAAGTCGTTGGTAGCCTGGGTAATGAGAGGAATATTGTTAATGTATAGATTCCAGAAATTCAAGAAGGCTTGCTGGTCATCCGACAAATTTTTAATACGTTCTTGGTATTTGCTCTTGTCGTCATCTGAGCTAAACTCATTTGGGGCGTTATTGAGCAACGTATTCATCTCGGTATTAAAATCGTCGCCCATTTCTTTAATGTAATTACGCAAGTCTTCCTGAAGCTTATGAAATCCGGCAATTCGTGCATCGTATATTTCCTGAGGTATTTTTTTATTAGCAAGATCTTCATCAAGATGTTTTATGGCTAAGTCCGTTTTTTTATAATCAGCTATAACTTGCTGCAACCGTTCATGCTGATCGCCTTCATATGTTGCCTGAATACTAGGAATAACTTTTCCCGAAGACTTGTCTTGTTGATCATACACCGCTTCACGGGCATCATGAGCAGTTTCTTCAGCCAGCTGTTTTGCAAGCTCAAGGTTGGTTTCAAGATATTGCTTTTGCCGCACTAAATAACTGAAACTTTGTTTATCTACAATATCACCAGTAGTAGTGCTCCGGCACTCATCCATCTTAGCCTTAAGTTCTTCAATCTGCTTAGTTAGCTCTTCAACTTTCTGAGCAGCCTCCTCATGGGCCTGGCTCATTTCGGCAGCTTTGTCGCGGGCATGCTCATACGGATGAAACAAGTATTCATCGGCAAGTTTCACAGCAACACCAATAGCCGCCACTACAGCCGCTATTGCAATATTCCAACCAATACTCTTTAACGTTGCCCCCAACGCCGCTGTCACGCTGGTAGCCGTCCGTGTACTGGCCGCATAAACCTTCATCACGTCGTCCAGGTTGTTGGTGTTCCGCGCAACGTCTTTGGCTACTTGGCTGGAATCGCCTAAGATTTCATCAAAGGCTTTTGTTTTTTCTTGAGCGGCGGTTGTGGTATCAGTAATACCCTTCAACCTTTCAACATATTTCTGAAGAGCTGCCGTATCTGCCTCTACTTGGGCACTATCCATAAAACCAGTTGTGTTTTTGAACCAATCTTGTATCTTTTGTTGTGTAGACGATTATTGTGTGATATAATCATTACAAAGGTTATAATTACTAGTTCAAAAGGAGAACAGGAATTATGAATAACGATCTATATGTTATTTGTCCTCATTGTGGATACGTTGATATACAGTTCGATGCCTCAAAATTTCCTATTTGTAAATGTTGCAGTTATGAAGAACCAATAACTATGTCTACTGACGACATGCGAAATTTTGTTAAAACCTTGAACTTGCCAGTTTTCGATATAAATAGTAATGAACTTGGTCCTATTGTGTTTACATCAGACGATCCTAGGGATGAAGCTCTCCGTGAAAAATACGTTTACTCCAGTGAACACTTTAGTAAAAAAGCGTATAATGATATGCTTGAATATGATCGTAAAGAACGTAAGCGTTTGCGAGAATATTGGGATACCGCTGGACGGTCTGAACAGCCAAAGCCCAAATGCCCCACCTGTGGTAGTACCAACCTGCGCAAAGTGTCTGTGGGTGCAAAGGCCGTGTCCGTGGGCCTGCTCGGTATCTTTAGCCAGAAAGTAAAAAAGACTTGGCATTGTAACAGCTGTGGATATGAATGGTAATGCTGCGCAGCGCGGTGTAGAAGGTGAATCTGTGTGTCGCATCAAGAACAACATTTTGTAGGAATGCACTACTGTGGTAGAGTTTATTATTCTGGTGAAGACGGAGGATATTCGGATTATCTTATTCCTTACTATGCACATGATGAGATTTACGATAATTATTCATCTCAGAATGTTGCAAAGTCAAAAGAGGCACATGCACCAGCTCCCTGTCCTGGCTGTAATATAGAATTAAAAAATACACATTCGCGTTGCGTATTTGAACACCGTCCGTATAATATCTGGGAATGTCCAAGGTGTGAAAGAAAATTTATATTTATAAAAGATGCTAATTGCCAAGGAGTAACTCATGACAGAAAAAGAACTGCAAGAGATTGATGCCCGCATTGCAGAACTGGAAGCGCAAAGCGACGAGTACGAGCGCCAAATCAAGGAGCTGGAAGAGAAAAAGTCGCAAGTAGATGAAAAAATTTCTGACCTAGAAACACAAGCAAGCACATATCGAGTTCTTAATTCTATCAATGATGTAACAGAAGAAAATTCCATGCAAGTTTGGTTATCCAAAGACACTAGAACTACCCCTGTTATGAGCAAATTCTGTGATTCTGATAAGAGTTTTTTAACAATTCCAGAATTTATGTATCCAAGAGCTTTTTTATTAGTTGTAACAAAATATCATTATGGTATACAATATATTGATTCCGGCATGACAATGACTGACTTAAAACAGGAAGGATGTTCTTCAGAAAGCCGTGTTAAAAGAATTGCCATGTCAGATCAAAAAACCAGAATGTCTGCCCTATACAAAGAATTATATAAAGTCATAACTAAACCAATAAACGCTGGAGATAAAATCCCATTTGAATACCCTGTTCGTCTTGGCGGGCAAACATACAACAATCAAACTGGTTATGGCAGAACTTATTATGGTTACGACGAATATGAAGAAGGAACCTTATATGGTGAAACTACTGGATTTGTTGTAATTGGTATAATCGGGAAAGACTGGCCTGTATATTAACATCCAACAATATCAACCGCGTGTGCGTGAAGTGTAAGACGAGATTCTGATGCTACACAGACTGTATTAAACAGTAAAGGATTGATATTATGTCTTTGGCAATGGTTTTAGCCAACCAGTATGGTATCGTTATGTCCGCAGATAAAAGAATGACATTAGCTCCAAAAACCTCTGATGGCCAAACATTTCTTTATCCGTCCTTAAATCATCAACAAAAATTATTCATGACAAAAAGTGGACACGGTATAGCTTTTACCGGAACGTTGACCTTAGATGACGGTACCGCTACAGCTGTCGTAATAAAAAATGCTATCGCTAAATACAACAGCCCACGAACATCTGTTTTAGACGAACTTAAAGGTTTGAAAAACGCGCTTAAGCAATACACCAAAGAAAAACAAATTACGCTAGTCGGGGCAGAAATCAACAATGGCAAACGACAAGTATTCACTCTTACACTAACAGACAAGAATATAGAAAAGAACACAAACGAAGAAGGACTTTGCCTGTTATCACGAGGAGATTGTTCCTTTGCTGAAATGCTCATGTCTTTTCAAAGCCGCAATTCTAATTGCGTTCATTTTTCTCTTCAAGAAAGTATAAATTACTTACGTTTTGTAAACAGCACTGTAGCAAAATTGCAATATTATAATGGAAACCTTCAATCTGTTAGTGAAGAATGCGATGTACTTGTGCTTACCCCCAAAGAAGCCAAATGGGTAATATCACCAGAAACTCTATTTTAACGGAATATTAACGGAACCATATCCACTTCCATCATAAGTGGGAATAGGGCTTGCGGTTACTTTTTCTTTTGGCTTCTGCAACTCTTTAATCAGCGCCGCAAGCTCTTTGGCGTTGCCCGTAATCTGAATTGTCATAAAATCCTCTTCCTTATATGTAGATTGGCTACTTGGCATAAACATCTCTCTGGTACTTTTGCGATTGTTTAGATTAACGTTCGGTTTATATGTAGCACCCATAATCACCCCTCCGTTCCTTGATTTTTGGGGCAATTAAAACAGCCGCCGTTATAAATTCCCATCATCGCAAACTTGTCCATTTGCTCCGCTTGGTTTGCCGTCAGTCTTTTGCAGTTGATTGCTACTGCCCTCATAGCGTATTCGCATTTGTAAATCATTGCGTCTTGCTCAGCACTGTACTCTCGCTCAAACAATACCTTGCGCTGGCAAGGCTTCAAAATACCTTCCATAAATGCCATAAAAATTTCCTCAATTTCCTATTATCTCCATTAGGAGGTGTTTTATAATGTCAAACATACAAGGAACACATATTTGCACTTATTGCGGGCAGACGATTCATTGGTATCTTCCATCAAGAAATCGCTATGCGTCAACAGGGACTTATCAATTGTTTACGATGTCAAGCGTCGATAAAGATAGTGTTCCTGTAAAAGAAGACATAGACCCAGACACCTGTGAGCTTATTTACTCATACGATTGTCCTCTTTGTGGTCAGTACAATTCTTTCCCTCGCACTTGCAACAACAGCTCTGAATAAACGCATCTAAAACTTTCTTTTCAGAATTGTAATCCATGTCCTTATAAGCTATGTCGCTACAATCAATTAAAATTATGTGTTTTTCTTTCCCGTCATCACAGCAATAGCACAACTCGTCTTGTTTTACGTCATATGTACGGTTAAACAACAACTCTTTTTGGCACTGTCTCAATAAATCATTTGGTTTCATAAAAAACTACCTCTTAAAAATACTAAAAGCCCCGGCCATTAAAGGTCAGGGCTTGTTTTTATTTATAACCTTCTTACGGCTTTCCCGTAATGTTCTGACTGTCTTTCTTCCCGTCTGGTTTTCACCATGGAATAGGGCTGCCCATACAGTCGATGAACCAAAACACCAAAGTTCACACATCTTCTTCTGCGCACATCCCTGCACGCGGTATCTTGGCTGCTGATTAAGCATTGTTTACGCGGGTTAGCACCACCCCGTAGGGGCGGCTTTTCTCTCAGCATACCGCATCCGCATACTTGTTTCTGCCTTTCGGCTCCATAGTGTTCCATTACCGGCTCACTATGGCTATGCGGCTCTTAGCCTTTCCCAGCAATTTGGGTATTTAATTATTTGGCACCTGCATCCTACACAACTATTCCCCTTGTGTAAACGGGCATACAATTTACCACTGGTGCCTTTGTTTTTAATAAGTGACGTTACAAGCCCTGTACTAATACCAGTTAGTGCAGTTGGAATTAGTCCAATATTATCAACAAGCTTCACAGCTTCATCAGCAAGATTGGCAATATGTGTTGCTAATTCAATAAAGAATTTTATCAGATCGCTATCCAGCACATCCTTGGAAAGTTTTTCAAATGCTGCTGTGAACTGTGAGATTTTACCATTGATGCTATCAAGGTAAGTTTCGTTTTCTTTTGTGGCGCTGCCGGCAGATTCAGCGGCAGTCTTGGCGGCATCCTGTGCGTCCTTCCAGTTGTCCAGCATACCGGAAACAACGTTAGCGCGGTTCTTGCCAGCAATCTGTTCCAACAGGGATGCTTTGTCAACATCATTCATCTCTTTCCAGACGTTGGCAATGCCTTCCATGATCTCATAGGTGGACTTAAAGTCTCCGCTCTTGGTCAGGATATCAAATCCACCCTTACCGTCAACATTGGTCAATGCCTTAATCTGTTCTCGCAGCTTGGAGGTGCTCACTGCAACATCGTCAGTGCTTTCGCCCATCTGTTCAAGATCGGTCTTTGCGCCACGGATGCGCAGTGACAATACTTTCAGCGCGTTACCTACCGACTCCGGGTCCTGCGCAACATCATTGGCAGCCACAATCATACCAATACTCTGATCCAACGTGTTCCCTGCGGTATGCAAGGCGGATGCCGAGCGCTGTAGCGCACTGCCAACTCCAGCCGAGGAGATGGCATAATTATTCAAGCTGTTACTTTCACGGATCAACCGTTACTGACCGTAAACAATACGGCGGGTAGTCATTTCTGGCTACCTCTCATGTTTCAAGTGTTAGGTTATAGCATGAGTTCGGACTGTATATTACCGATGTCTTATCGGAACTTACTTCAACATACCTGTTGCCAGGTATATCCTGCAGTCTCTAGGGATTTATAGAATTTAACGATTTTATCTTCAACTTGTTCCGCAGTTAAAGTGTATGGCAATCTTAACAACGGAATTTTATTATGTTTTCGTTTGTTAGAGATTGTTCCTTTAATAAACTGACCTTTGTTATTTCTTGTACACATAAAAAAATAACCTCCCTATTGCCATACAGGAAGTTATCGTTAAATTCCATATCTTTCCTCGGTCTTGGGTGCCTCCACCCTTTAACCGATATAGTAAATTTGGGGCAATGTTGTTTACCCACCTCATTAAATTTATCAACAATGCTGGTTACATCTTTCGCTTCAACGCCAAACGCTTTCATTGTGGAAATGATAGATTCACTAGCGTCATTGACACTAGAAATTCCATCCCCCACATGTTGGTACAGGACGGCCGCGTCAGCCAATTCTTTGGCATCTTTCAAATTGTAACCTAACCGTGCAAAATCAGCACTGGCCGTTACAATATCGCTGATAGAAGTGCCCAGGTTCTTTGCTCGCGTACCGGCATCATCCAAAAACGCATCGTATGTATTATCAGTTTCGTTTGTAACCTTTTTCAGCTCGGTCATGGTAGAATCAATATTCACCACGTTCTGGTAAATCTGTCGTAACCCTTGCTGAACCATGTTAATTACCTGGCTGGCAAACTGACTCTTGATATTTGTCTCAAACAGCTTTTTGAACTTCATCGCCAGCGTGTCAGTTTCAAGGCCAGCATCCTGTACTGCTTTTTTCAGTTCTGCAAATTCCTTGGATGCTTCGCTTGCATATTCCTGGCCGTTTTGCTGTGTGATTTTCCCGGATTCCAGCAATTTCTGGTAGCGTTCAATATACTCAAGATACCGTGCATATATCGCAGGATCAGTTGTAATTTTAGAGTTATTAGACAAATACCTCTGTGCTGTATACAAAGAATTAGAAACACTCTTAATATAAGTGTTCACATCACGCTGAGATTTAAGAGCGCCATTAAACTTATCAGCTTCCGCCTTTGTTTCGCCAATCTTTGTTTTAACAGCGTTCAACGCATCAGAGACACTTTCAATCGGTGTTTTGGCATTTTCAAACTGTTTGGCCATCGCAACAATAAAAGTTGGAACGTCAGCCGCAGATTTAACCTTTTCGGCTTCTTCAACCATCTTTTTAAGAGCGCTTTCAGTTTGCTGGTAAATACCATTATCCTTGAACCCTTTGTTACCAGCACTCCGCTGTAAGGTCGTTAGCATCGTCTGGTAGTTTGCCAAAAAGTCCTTAATCTGCTCAAACTGGCGCTCATTACTTCTAACGCTATTATCAGCCATGGTGTCATTGGCCGTGTTTACTGCTGTTGTAAGTCTTTTAGCAGCAGATGAGCAATTATCCATAGCGATTTTAAGCTTATCAAAGTTTTCGGAACTCCAGTCTTTTTCATACTCTTTTCTGGCTTTTTCTAAAGCTGTTTGAGTCTCTTTGAATTCTTCTCGCAAACGAGTAATTTTTGCGCTTTCTGTACCATTTACGTCTAGCTTCGAAGCCTTAGAGATGCTAGCGGCAGGATCAATTTTAGAAAGCTCTTGTAACTGAACTGTCTGGGTTTTAATGTCAGCAACATCTTTTTCTGCCTGCCGTATTGCAGCTTGAAGAATGTCTGCGTTCCTATCGCTGCCATCATTATCAAAGCGAGCGATGGCATCAAAAACGGACGAAAGATCGGCAGAAAGTTTTTTTACTGAATTATCATAATTTTCAGTCGTTTTATTATCGAACTGGAACTTGGTAGCTTCATCAAGCGCTTGAGTAAATTCAGCATATTTAGCTGCATTGACCAGCAAAGCATTTGTACCTTCAGATTCTTCATCGGCTACTTGTGCCGCTGCCTTGGCCGCTTCCTGGGTCTCTTTATTGACCTGCTTTACACCTTCCGCCATCTCGGTGGTCCGGCTAACAATATCTGCCCAGGTTGTTGCGGCTTTTTCGCTGCCATTATAAAAGGCAGTAATGTCGTCATTCAGTTCGGCAAATTGCTTGGTGTAACTATCTTTTACAGCGCCGTCCGGCATCTGCTTGATCATGGAGCCAATATTGCCGGTCTTCATTGCCAGCGATGTCACTCGGTCGTTGTTGGGGCTAGTTTGTAGCATCGCGTCCTTGCGGATCTTAGTGGAGATTTTCTTAATCTGTTCATCAACAGAGTTGTTAATCAGCTCCGCAAACTGGTCCATGTTTACCTCGTCGGTCATGGTTTTCAGTTTGGCAAGGTCCGTCATGCTGTCCGTAATACTCTTGGCTGCATTCGTTAGACTATTAAATACGGCAGTAATTTCCGCAAAGCCATTCACAATGTCAGTCTTGGCCTTTTTAGCATCGACTGTACTTTGCTGTGCCTTGGCAAGTTTTGCATCAAGGCCGCTGGTATCTTTCAGCGTAGCCAGTGCCTGACTCAATGCTTCATCCAGTGTTGCCTTAAATCGCTGGGTGGCTTCTGCTACTGCTGCATCAACTTTCGGCGTCACCGTCTTGCCGTTCTCATCTTTCGGCAGTTCAACACTGTTAATGGCACTCAGCTCACCAATGGACTTCTTATAAAAATCAACGATGTTATTGATAAAGTTTCCAAGCTTGCGGTAAGTTGTTGCATTCTTGCTGCCATCAATCTCAGCCACTCTGTCCAGGTTTTCCTGTAACCCTGCTGCAATGTTAGCATAACTGGTAAACAGCCGCTTCAATCGGTTCCCGGCGTTCACAAGGGTTTTCACACTGGCATCGATCGTGCCGCTGGCCTGCGCAGCTTCGCTCAGCGCGGTGGTAGCCCGGCCAACCTTTTCGCCGGCATTATTCAGGGTCGCACCAACAGTTTCCATCTGGGCAGAAAGCTCCTGTGCAGCGCTCTGTTGCTGTTTTGCCGCATCAACCGTTGTAGTCGCTGTACGCTCGCCAGTGGTTTTATAAGCCAGAATAATAGCGTTTACTTCATCAGATGCCGCAATAATCTGCGCTGCTTTTTCAGCAAACCCATTTGTCGCAGCGCCAATCTTGGCAAACTTGGTAAACACCGTGTGGATCTGGGTGCTGGCCTCGTTCGCTTTTGTAACACTGGCGGCCACATCATCCATGCTGGCAGTCTCAGCAGTGGCTTTCTTCCCACGCTTGGCCTTGGTTACGGTTCCGTTCATAAGGCCAGCGTTGGTCTTTATGTCAGCTAGGGATTCACTGTACTGCTTAAAAGTATTGTTCAAGGCAGTTGCAGCCTCAATCATGGGGCGAGTCGCTTCTTTTGCTCCGTCTGCACTGGTAGCCGCCGTTTTCAATTCGGTCGTAATGACGCTAATTGAATTACTGGCATTGGTGATAGCATTTTTAACCGCGTCCGCCGCTTTTTCTGCGTTCAATACCAACTGCTGCAGCTTTACAGCTTCATCAACCTCGGTAGTATCCGCTTTCTGCGTCTTTTTGCCGCCGCGCTTTCCTTTGGCCGTTTTATCTTCCTTGGTTAAGCTGGTCAAAAAGGCAGTCGAGACTCCAAGCGTATTGTTAATGCTTTCAATGGCCGCATTAAATTCAGCAGCTTTTGTTTTGGTCGTTTCAAGCTTCGGGTTACTTTCTACCACAGAATTAACGAACGCAGAAACTTTATCCAGAACATCTTTTACCTTGCTTGGGTTAATTGCCGAAAGCGTTTCAAGCAAGGTTTTCGCATCATCAGCCTTGTCTTTACCGTCTGTAATACCGGTTACCTCAGATTTCAATTTTGAGATTTCATCCGCAATCTGCTCTTTTTGCTTAACTAGAGTTTTAAGGGCATTGATGCTATCTTGGGTTGCTTTTACGATAGCCTTTTCAGCTTCCAGAGTTCCCTGCTTAGCTACGGTAATTTCCAGCTGAGCATCCTTCATTTTATTAAGTTGCTCAACAATATACGAACTGGTTTCTTTTACGCGGGTATCGATCTGTTCGTCATTGAGATCAACATTAAGCTTAACTTTATTGTCAGGCTGCTCCGCTACCTCATCATATTTTTGCGATAACTCTTTGGTTTTTTGCTCAATCTCTTTGCCGATGTCTTCCGTAACAGAATCTACATTTTCGATAGCTTTCTTCCTTACATTGTCAGGTAAAGCCCCGATCACATCTGCCATCTGTGCAAAAAGAGCTAGATATTTTACAGCAGCCTTTTTAGTTGCTTCTTCAGTGTCAGCAGAAATAACCTCTTTCGCTGTAGCGGCAAGTTTATCTTTCAACCCATTAAAAGCTTCACTGATTTTATCAAATGCTTTATCTGTAGTTGTTTCTACATCATGAGTAGACACTTCTGCAATTTCACCGTATTTTGTTACAATTTCCGCAATAGCTTCCTTGGTAGCATTTTCATCATTTGCTATATATTGTGTAAGTAACCCATTGTCACCAGCACTGATAACTTCAGAATATAAATCTAAAATACTTTTAATGCTAGATTTACTGCTGTTTTGGATATTGTCAATGACAGTTTTTACTTTCTCAGAACCCTCATTTAGCCCCTCTTCAATAGCATTAAACCCGGACAATACACTATTTTTTATATCATCTTCAGATTCCGCGCTAAAAGAAATGTCTGTGACGATTGCTGCAATATCTTTTTGAACGGGTTTTAATGACTTTATGCTATTTGCTGCAGTGTTATTGTTTACACCCTCACTACTAGAAATAACTTTATTAAAATCAGAAACGGCTGTGCTTAATTCTACATAAGCGTCTCGTTCACGATTAAGGTTTTTAATAATAGCTGAATTATCGATCTTACCCTTTTGTGTTGAAGTCAACTGAGTTTGATCATTTAGATTTTTTTGAGCGCTTGTTTGTTTATTGATTGCGTCAACAGCATTTTTTCGCTCTTGGGCACTTTGGGCTAACAGATTTACATTTGTGATCAGTGCCGCCTTTTCACGCTCCTGGGCTTGACGAATGACTATAGCAGCCTGTTGTGCGCTTTCAGCATAAGAATCCATTTCTTTTCTAACTTTCTCCATGCTGTTCTGTAATGTACTGGCTACCGTCTTGCTAATTTTCGTCAGCTGCTTTTCAAGGCTCTTAGGATCAATCTGTACATTAAACTTTTTGTTTTTCGCAATCTCATCCAGTTTCCCCTGCACACCACCGCCGTCAGGTTCCACTTTTACCTTAATACTTAAATCTTCCGCCATATACTTTCCCCCTTACGGTTCGGCTCAAGCCTTCAAAGGCCGATTCTTTTCAAATCAGCCGCTCAAGACAAGAGCCGAAGCTCTCGTCGCGTTAGTTATCAGGGAACTGCTCTTTTATGGCTTTCACAATCTCTCCATGTACGGCGCTGTTCCCATCTGCGATTTCTTTTGCCGTGTTTGCCACAAACGGGCGCGGGTGCAAATAGGCCGCATCAGGTGGCGAACCCCAAATGTTTTTCACATCGCCCTTCTCCACCATCTCAGCAAGCGGTGTATTGGTGCCGGTTTTGTATTGCCCACCAACGGCTGATTCATTCGGCACACCAATATCCTTTACCGTAAGCACATGTTCTCTTACGCTGCTCACCACGCTGCTGTCGGCTTCCAATGCCCCTTCGCTCTGGCCGCGGCGCTCATATACTTTTGGCTGGTATACATCCAGTACATCTTCCTGGATATGCTTCTTCAAACAATTCTCCACAGCCGTTTTCGCCCCGCCATTCAGTGCCAGGTTAATTCGCCGCTGCAGTTCCAGTTCCAGCCCTTTCTGTGTGCTTACCGTCTTGGCCATTTAACTCTCCTTGCCGTTCACAACCTCAATCTTCACGGGCGGCTTCTTTGCGGGCTGCTCTCCTTCGCGCACTTTCTTTACCAGATCAGCCAAAAATTCCTGGTCTCCCAACTGGCTCAAATTCCCTGCAATCTCTACAAAGGCGTCTGCAATCCGGTCAAGCGGGTCCGGGTGGTTGATCGCATCAAATACCTTCATGTATTTTTCTTTCCGGTCTTTCATCTCGGCTTCACATGCCTCATAAAGTCCCGCTGTAATCACCGCAATATCCGGGTCTTCCACAATTTCAATGCCCTGTCGGCTGTAAACAAAGTCGCACATCTCATCTGTGTCCATCTTGTCCAGCTCCGCTTCCGGGGCAAAAAAGGTAATCACCGCAATGCGCCAAGCATAATCAAACAGCGCGTAATACTGCTTGCCGTCCTTCTCGCACATGTCGCAAACAAAATCCACAAACCGGATTCTGTCGCCCACACGGATGTTCTTCTTAATTTCCATAAAAAATACCTCACAAAATAAAAAAGCCCCGCCCTTTTCAGGCGGAGCCGTGTTCATGTTCTATTCGGGTACCATGTCTTAATTTTATCCTGCTCAATAAGCTTTTCTGTCGTTTCCTGGCATAATCACAGTTATAGCGTGTCGTAATCAATCCACCCACCACGCCGTTTACGGTACACAATCCAGCGCAAATGCTCATCCGGGTACAGGTAATCAAACATCTTCCGCTTCATCAGTGCCACAGTATCCGGGCACCCTTTGGTGTCAATTACCTCTGTTGTGCCGTCTTTATACTTCAACCAAAAATCAGCCACATAGTTAATGGCTCGCACCGTCTCTATTCTTCCCCCACGTTCCTTGCGGTACTTTGGCTGTAGCTCATAGGGTTTCTGCAGCTGATAATCCACAATCTCTCCGCTGGCAACTCCCGGCAGCACAACATCCCGGTAATATTTCATCTCAAGTTCAGAGTCAAACACAATCCCGTCATAGGTGCGTTTGCTCTTGTCACGGCTCACATTATACTTGCTTCGTCCGCTTACTTGCACAGCTCAATCTTCCCGTCTGTAATCTTAAACTTAACCACATCGCCAACGGCATAGCCGTCTTTCACCGGCATCTGGTAGCCGTGTCCATCACATTCAAAACCCATGTAGCCGCGTTCTTTGCTGCAATATACAACCACGCCCTTCAGCGGGCGCACCTGACGCTTCAGGGGTACTTTGGGCGGGGCAGCAATTTCAACAGGTTCAATCTTCACATCAGCAAAACCGCCGGAATTCTTGTCTTCCATGCACGCCACTCCTTTCGTGTTCTAAAAATGGAGGAGCTTTTCGCTCCCCCACGGATCAAACATCACAATTCAAACCTATATATAATAAGGTAGGGATTTGCGTTGATCACTCCATAAAGTTCATGTCGTAAATGTCGCCGTCCTGGTTGGCCATGCAGTCAAAGGTAATAGAAACAGTGGTCGGATCACCAGTGTTCTGGAAAGCCAGGCTGAAACTTGCCTGCGGCTGAGCCTTGTAGTAAACCAGCTCGCACTGCACAATCTCATCGTCCTCGGTCTTGAACGGCATCATACCGTGGATCTCAAAGGCACGCGGGAATGTGTCAGAATCAAACTTGACAGTCTGAACACCATCGTTCTTGTCGTAGAAGTAGTAGGCAACATAGTTCTTGCCGTCCTGCAGGCCAGCGCCAGCAACCTTCTTCTCAGTGGTGGTAAGATCACTGATCTCAGTGCCAGCGTCGTCAGAAACAGCAAAAACCTGCACAGTGCCGGCCTTCGGGGTCTCACTCAGCTCAATGCCATCAGTGGTAGCGGTCAGTACCTCGCGCTTCATAATCTTTGCAACCTTGCCAATGTCCTGGCCGCTCAGCAGGGCAAACAGCTTAACAGGCATGATCTGGGTATCAACCTTCAGGGTGCCTGCACGCTCGCCATCAAAGCCAACACGGTTCGGTGCGCCCTGGCCGCCCTTTGCAAACACGCGGTTTGCGGTAAAGTCAGTGGTGGTCACGTTGGCAAAATCAATGGGCAGAAAAACTTTCTTGGTCTTGTAATCAAGCAGAACCAGATCAGCAACTTCACGGTTCGCCATATTCGGATTTACAGCCATATCTTATTCCTCCGTTATTATTTATCAGTTTCCATGTGTTTGTACCATCCGCCAAGGTCGTTCTCGCCACCCCATACGGCATAGTTCATGTCATGGATCTCATTTTGTTTTTTTATGTTCTGACGGTTAAAAGTGTCATGTACCTGGTACACCGTCAAATCATAAATATTCGTATAATTCAGGCTGTTATGGTTTGTCGCCAGCGCAGAGATGATGTTCCCCAACTCCAAATCAGGGTTACTTTTATACCCTTTTCGTTTCGATTTTTCATATTCAGCCTTTTTCTTTTGGAATCGTTCATAAAACTTGCGGGCAGCCTCATTTTTGAACTTCAAGTTTTCCTCCCGCTTCTGGTCTATGTACGCGGTTTGCAGGCAAATGTCGCAAATCTCCGCCCAGTTATCTCGCGTTATGGAACCATCAATCAGGATCTTATCGTCCACTTCGGTTTTATTCACCAATACAGCATGGTGCGCTTCATCATATTCAAGCGGCGCATCAATAAAAAAGGCCAGTGCGGCAATCATTTCCGCCTGGCTTTCTTTGCTCATACTCAATAAATCAAAGGTGTTAATGGTGGCTTTTTCTTCCTCGCTTAAAGCTTCATACGGGTTCTCCTGCCCTGTTACCTTGGCAATGTCTTCAAACATCGCCTGTGGTGTCAGCAGCAAGGTACTTAGCGCAAACTGATAGCTCATATAGCCGCGCTTGTTAATGTCGCTCAGTCGGGGCGAGTGTACTCTGCCCACATTTTTCACCATAAAACCTTCGGGGTTCAGCAGTTCATAGTACGGTACTTTCACTTTGCGCCACCCATCTTGCGGTTGAACGCCATCACTTCGTATGTAATGCAGCGGCCGTAATAGTTATTATTCGGCTTGTATACATCGTTGTTCAGTAACCGTACCTTCCCAATTCCAAAATCTTCGCTGCCGTTCAGCAAACGGTCAACGTTCATAGCCAACACATCGGCCTTCGTCCCCAGCACGCCGGGGTGTCGGTAACTCTTCATTACCTTCTTATTGCAATAGGCAAAAATGTACAGGTACACTCTGTATGCCGTATCGCTCGGTGCCTTAGCCACCACGGTCTCCATGCACAGGTAGGTGTCCGCCGTTTCATTGATTTCCGGCACATACTCAAACTCGTAAATATGTCCGGTACTAATGCTCTTATCGCCCAGTAGCATCTCGTCCGTGTCAGCATCATCGTCCACGGGTCCAAGCAGTAGGTTAATAATGGTGTCGTCCTGTGCCAGCAGGGCGGCTACTTTGTGTTTGTATTCTCCCAGCTCACTCAGGTTCATACGTCCACCACCTTCACTGCAATGCTGTCTGTGCTCTTGCCGTCCGGTGCTACAACCGTCAGTTTCACGGTAGCTCCATTCAGCGCGGCATTATCCTCTGCGCATACCCGGCAGCTGTCTCCAGTAATCCGGTTCCACTGCACACTGTTGGCAAGGTATACCTTTGTTTCAAGTGTTTTATCATCAACGCTCAGGCTCCAGGTGCATCCCGGCAGCGGCTTGCCATCTACTGTGGCCTTAAAAATCTTGCCGCGCCCGCAAATACGCACTTTAGGTTCGCCCGCGTATTTAATAATCACTTCGCCGTCCTCCGGTGCCTGCTTTACCTCCTGGTAATCGCATAGCATCTTTTCGGCGTTATCCTGTTCTTCCACATGCTGGTCTTGTTCAAGGTTCAAAACCAAAAATCCCGTCTGGGCGTCATTCCAGTCATAGCGTTCTGTCATAGCGTCCACGCAGGTCACACGATAAGTTTTAGGCTTGCCGTTAATCTGCTCCATCATCAGGCGTTTCCCCACATCCAGCAAAGCCGATTCCTCATCATACGGTATTTTCACCTGGAATTCGCGGCTGGAAATGGTCATGTATACATCTTCGTTCAGGTTGGAAAAATACGGTTTGTCCACAACCGCCCACCGGGTAATAATTTCCCCGGTCTCATGGTTCTGCCACTGGATGCTCCGGTTACACAGCTCAATTTTGCCGCGCACGGTTATTTCATCGTCCGCATCGCGCTCTGTAATCAGCCAATGGCTTTTACTAAACAGCATAATTTTTCCAATCTCAAAGTTGTCGCCCGGCATGGTGCGTATAATCTTCTGGTTTGTCACCGTGCTGCTAATAATCATCATGTGGTGGGGTACCCCCTCAATCTCTACCTCTTTATAGGCAGGGGAGTCAGGCCCCATTCTCAGCGTATCCCGTTTGCTCTTTTCAATCATCCGGTCACGCCGCGTACTTCCGTGCCTGCCAAGCATAGCAGCATATGTCTCATAGTTCATACGCTACCACCTCACTCAGTCAAACTCGAAATTTCCCCATTGCGGAAAGAGTACAGGTTAATCTCCTTCATCTGCTGCCGCTCTGTCGTGGTCAGCAAGGTCGTCATCTTCTCCAGCAGATTGGCTGGCGAAAACAGTGTAAAATCCTTTGTGCTCAATCCGTTCTGCAATGCGTCTGTGTTATAAACATACTGGCGCACAAAATGCACAATCATGCCCAGTGCCAAAATATCCTTCTCGCGGTTCGTCAGCGTAATGTTGAATTCCAGCAGGTCATCTTCCCTGTCATTCAGGTCCTGTTTGCACACATCCTCAAAATCGCTGATCGCCATCTTCAAAAGATCCAGCTGCATTGCTTCTCTTGTCACCGCATCGTAGTCCAGGAACTCATAGTTGCGGACTTGGCCACGGTAACGCTCATAAACTTCCTCGTATCTTGTGCCCATTGGCCCGCACCATTCCTCTCATTATTCTTCGGTTCCGCCGATCGTCACAATCTCAACGCCGCTCTTGCGGGTTCTGGGTTTCTTGGGTGCCTCCAATGCAACGGATTCTTCCAAATCGCAATCCAGCACATCGTTCAATGCTTTAATCAGAGCACGGCTGTCCAGCTGGTCTGCCTTCAGCATCTCCTTTGCGCGGATACGGATGCTGTCGCGCATCCCCTCGCTCATCTTGGGCACCTTCTCGCGGATCTCATCCGGGGTCCACTTAAATACCTCGTCAAAGTTCTCCGTGGTCAGTGCGTTCTTGTAGTAACGCTCCACACCCAGCTTGCGCAGTACGTTGGCGTCTTCAATCAAAATCCAGTTATCACGGAAAAACCGCGGCTGGCTGCCACGCATTACAAGCAGCTCGGCGTAGTCCATCTCCTGCACCTCACCAAACTCGGTCCACTCAACGGTGTAGCCGGGGTTGCGGGTCGAAGCATAAAACAAGTTGCCATGGGTGCCGTTCTTGCATTCCACCATGGTCTCATTGGTAATCTTCGCAGTTGCCAAAACATACCTCCAAAATATTCCTTATATAAAAAAGAACCCTGCCTTGCGGCAGGGGTATCGTTCAGCTCAAAATCAGGCAAACTTGTAGCTGCCAAAGTCGCGGTCCAGAATGATAGAAACACCGGTGCGCTTGGTCATCAGGAATTCCTGGGTCAGGTCGGCCTTGTTCATCGGGTCGCCCATCAGCATGGTAACTTCACCCTCAGTAACGCGCTTCACGGGCTTGGTGTCACCGGCAAAAATGTAAACGGTGTCGTCAGGCAGAATAAACTCAGTAGAGCCGATCTTGTGGCGCTGCTTCATCGCAACCATCGGGGTGCCGGCAATGTGGCCCAGGTAACCCATGCTGTACAGGTCGCTCTTGGCCTGCTCACCCATGGTAGCAGTGGTAATCTTGCGCAGTGCCTTGCGGGTGCCAACAATCGTAGCGGTGTCGCCGGTAGAAGCCTCAATGTGCTCAATCAGGTCCAGCAGCTTGTCCTCATTGTAAGAACCACTCTGGGTATAAACGGGGTCCAGCTTGGTGAACATGCTGGTCCATGCCAGATAAGCGCTGTCCAGATCATACTGGGTAAAGCTGCGGCCAACAGTGTCAACCAGGTCATTAAAGTCAATACGGCCAGCCAGCACGCGGTTAATTTCCTCATAAACCTTCACAGCACGCAGCTGGGTGTTCACGGTAATATCCTGGCCGGCTTCCAGGCGCTGACGGCGGATGCCCTGGGTGCCTTCAGCAATGTCGGCAACAGTCAGCAGGCACGGCTTGGTGGTATGGAAAATGTTGGTATCGCCCAGAGAGGTGTTGCGGTCCTCAATAAAATTGGTAAAGAACTCGTCACCCTTCAGGCCCTCTTCACTAACCTTATCAATCAGAACTTCGGTAATAGCAAACAGGTTGCTGCACTTACCGTCGCGGATATCCTTGTAGTTCATGCTGGTCTTGCCATTATTAGCCTCAATCATGGCCTGGCGCAGAACTTCCTGGCTGTCTTTCACGCTGTATTCGCCCAGGTGGCCATGGTAGCCATCAACGGCCAGCTTAATCAGTTTCTCATCCATGTTAATACTCCTTTACATATAAAGATAGGTGCAGCCATAGGCCACACCAGTAATTAGTTATAACTAACTTGCTGATATAAAATCAGGCGATCACGTCAACGATGTAATAGGTATACTGGCCGTCGCCAAAGCCAACCTTCACAGGATCGCGCTTGATCACACCAAAAACATTGTCAGCAGAAGCATCAGCTTCAATTTTCAGCTTGGTAGAACCAGCAGCAAAGGCAACAAACTTACCCTTTTCGGGGGTACCGTCAAAAGCTTCAGCAGTAACGCGGAAAGAATCAGCACCGGCAACCAGCAGGTAAACGCGAACAGGCTTGCCAGCTTCGTTCTCCCACTCGGTCAGGTAATGGGTGCGGGTCTCATCGTAAAACAGCTCAACGCCGGCGACCAGGGCCAGCATAGGGCGCTTGGAATCAGCAGCAGGTGCTTCAGCCTTGTAGGTTTCAGGGCCGATTGCATCACCAATCACAACAATGTTGCCATTATCAATGGCGGCAGGGCTGCCATCCTTGTAAAAAACAACACTCTTCAGGTAGGCAGCGTTGCTGGAACCAACCAGCATATCGGTGCCAACAACAGCATGTTTAATGTTAGCCATAATATGTAACTCCTTTTTTTTACTCTTTCGTATGCAGATAACGTTCAAACAGGTCGCCATAGCGCTTCTCTGTTTTCTGGGTGCCATTCACGCCAAACCGTACCTTGTTTACCTCGCCCTTCTTTTCTTTGGACGGAACATAACTGAACTCAGCGGCCTTTTTGCCCAACAGCTTGTAGCAAGCATCCTCCAAAACGGTAAACTCCATCGTCTTGTTATCTCGCAGCTTAGCATAATCAGCATCGCCATCCAGCTTCTGATCCATAACGGCAAACAGCTGTTCGCGTTTAGCGCTCTCTTCTTCTTTGGCAGCAGCAGCCTCGGCCGCAACGTAAGCATCATATTTCGGCTTCATCTCGTCATACTCTGCTTTCAGTTCGCTGTACTGCTTGTTGGCAGCCTCCAGTTTTTCGGTCTGCTCTTTGGCCTTGTCGCCCATGGTGCTGTATAGCGCGGGCACGCCAATATCGGCACTGCCTTCATCCCAGGCTTCGTACTTTACCTTCATGCGTTTCTTGCTGGCAAAATCAACTTTCACGTTGTCGCCATCCATGGTAGAGGTAAAGCTGTAGATCTTCCAATCCTGGCAATCCATCACAACGGCAAGGTCATCCTGCACATCCTGCAGCCAATAGCGGCTCACTTCATAGCCCCACGGGTCAATCATGGTTTCAGCGCTAATGGCCTCGTTTACTTCGTTCAGCTTGTCGCACAGGTTCAGGCTGTAATCCGCAGCAGGTTCGCCGCCTTCCGGTTCCGCAGCGGGTTCCGGTTCTGCCGGGGGTTCGGGTTCTGCAGGTTCAGCAGCAGGCTCTGCGGCCGGCTCACTTTCCGGTTCACCCTGCGGCTCTTCCGGCTCGGCAGATTTTGCTGCAGCCATCTCTTCACACTTCGCTTTCAGTTCCTCAATGGTAATTTCCTCCAAAGAGAACTCCAGCGTAGAAGCGTCAATGCCGTAAGAAGCCAGAATTTCTTCTTTTTCTTTCAAGCAATCGTCTCCTTTCGCAAAATTATCTATCTGAGCCTCCTTGGAGGATTCAGATCTCTGTAAAGCTGTGTATTCCGCCAGCATATCCTTAACCTGGCTCGCAATCGTCGCGGCGGTAAAATTCGCCGTAACTGTGCTACCCGTCATTGCTGGTCGGATTTGCGGGTCAGTGGTGGAAAGCACGCAGCAGCCATCAAAATCAAAATTCTGCACAACATAGTAGCCGTCTTTATCCACATAGCCTTCCATGTTGGTGATCTCCATGCTCTGCCCTTTCACCACATCCCGCTCAAAAATCCCACAGGAATCGTCAAACTTGGTCCACAGCAACCCGTCAACGCGCAAATATTCCCGTGTTTTTCCTGTGCCGTCATCCCGGCTTACCCAGCGCGGGTTGCAGCTCTCCGGTATCACACCGTAAGCGCTGCCGGCATATACATATCGAATCCCGTCCTCGTCCACAATCAGCTCATGTTCGTGGCCCTTAAAATCAAGCTCATCATCGTCATTCTGCTCAATGTATCCAAGAATCGGGGTATTCGCAATACTCTTTGCTGCCCGGTCAACTACCTCTTTTTCAAACCGCGATCCGTTCAGGTTGCCGCCAGTATGCAGCACATCAATCGTCACGTTAATAAAACGCGCATCTTTGCCCATCACTTCTCCGGTTTTTTCAAAGGTAATTGGCAGGCGGTTCAACCGCTCACTCACATCCAATCACCCCGTAAACTAAAAAAGGCCGCTTGCATAGCGGTCTCTCAAAAGTAATTTCGTTTTTTCTGCTGTGCGGCAAACTCCTGCACAGCCTTCAAATCATCGTCGTCAAGTTCAAAAATATATACTGTATGGCCGCCACTATCGCGCTCTTCCTGCACTAGCTTCTTTTTCTGGCGCAGCAAATATAGTACCACGTCACGGCCACGCACCTTAACTTCACGCTTCATCGCTCAATCAGCCTCCTGTCGCCAGGTCTTCCTCGCTGCTGTTCTCGCCTGCGTCTGTCAGCGCCTTACCCTCACTTGCATTGGTGGGTCGTCCGCCTTCATCTGTCGCGGCATTACTGTCAGCAGCGCTCTGCGTGTTGGAGCTTATCAGCGGCACCTCATTGGCCGACAGGTTCAATACCGTGTTCTCCAGGTACTGCATATTCTCCACATCGCTTGGGCTGTATCCGCTTGTTGCCATAATGGCACTGCGCACCGGCATTCCGTACTGGCCATCTTTTACAAGGCGGTCATGCACTTCCTGCCGGTTAAAATACGTCACATCTAAAATATTTACCTTAAACTTAACCGCCGTCGAAACACTCTTTAATTTACGGTTGATCCAGCGTTCAATCTGCCGCATCATTGCAAACACAATCATCTGGTCGTTCACGGTAGAAAGGCTTAGCGTAGAGCTGCTGGGGTCTTCACCGTTACCAAATAGGATCGAGTTTACACCCGCCTGCTTCCACATCGAATTTTCAGCTTTTGCCACATCGTCACTGCCGCTCACAGCTCCACTTTTTTCAAAGTCCCAGCTGCTGATCTTCATCGGACTCATAATCGCGCCAATGTTCTCCGGCAGCACGTTGCACAGCATGTCGTAAAACTCTTTGCACAGGTCATAGTCAATCAAAAATGTACCGTCATCCCCCACTGGGATCTCCAGCGCCAACGCCTTGTAATTATTCACTTCGCTGGCATCCTTGCTGATCGCCCGGTAGTCTTCAATATCCGCCAGTGCGCTGAACAAGCTCACAAACGGCGGGATCGGCACATACGTCTGCTCGTTTACTTTCAAACAGATAGAATTTTCACTTGACAACTCCTGCCACTTCAAGCCGGAATCCTTCTGGTACGTACTGTACATCGTGGTAAATTCCGGCGGAAAATTTGGTAATCGCTCACGGTGGGAATCAAAGTAAGAAAAATTGAACGCAAAGTTGTATACACCATCCTCAATGCTGCTGATCTTGCAATAGTCTGCATCCAGCTGCTGGAAGGTGTAGCTATCGTTCGTTTCCCATGCGTATCCGTAATACACATCATCACGGAACGCCACCATCAACGCCCGGCTGAACTCGTGCCGCAGGTTCATCTTTTCCAACTGTGCCGTTACCGCATAGTAACCTTTTTTGAACTTTTGCAGGTTTACATTCTTGGAATAATCAATGCCATACGGCACCACAATGTAACTGAACGTGCTCATGTTGGCAAAATACTGGATCAGCCGCCTGTAATAGTTCGAAATATTGAACAGGTATTGGCTCATCTGCCGCAGCTGCACTTCATAGTTAGCCGGGTTCCCCAAATAGGTAACAATCTGGCTCTTGGTGTACTTTTTATAAGTAGGGTTGTAGTCGCGGTTATTTACCAGGTCGCGGATCTTCACGTTTGCCAGGTTCGCATACCGCACCTTACTCATAAATTCCGTCAATGGCACAAAGCTTTTCTTGCCGTCCGGGCTGATCATGGCGACCTTTTTCTGCTGTATTTCTTCCATATAGCCGCCTCCTTAATGCCGCAGTCTGGGCGCTCTAAAGTTCATTTCAATCTTCTTATTGCGCATAAAGTTTTTACTCATCATGCGTTCAACCTGCAGCGCAATGTAATAGTTGTAGCTCAGGCTGCTGTAACGGTCCTTGCGTGCGCCGGGCTTCTCATGCACACGGATCAAATTATTCGTTGCTTCATATTCCAGGTTCACCAGCTCATTTACAGCCAATCCAGTATTGATGTACGGCATCTGCAGCGCCATCTTCTCCATGGGTGAAAGCTTGTCGTAACCTTTAATGTTCGCCCGCAAAATCTCTTCGCAGTCATATTCGGATTCCAAAAACCGGATTCTCCCCTGTTGGATTCCGCTTCGCAACGCAATTGTCACGTCATTATTAAACTGGCTGCTGCCCATGATTGCCCAAATCACCTTGGGTGCCGTCTTATCGGGGCACCGCTCCTGGAAATCCGGGTTATTGCAGCAGTTCAGCGGTGGGTATGTCTCGCCCGTCTCCGGGTCATAACACTCGTGCATCAGCAGATCCATAATAGGAGCACCAAGGCCCTTTGCGTCAATGCCAATGTAGTCACACTCAAAATACTTAAAGTAACGGCGTAGCTTCAGCACCAAATCCTGCGTAATAATACCCTCGCAGTTTTCGGTGTACACCATGTTGCTGGTACACTTGCCTGTACTGTCCGGCACCAAACTGTTCAAAAAGATGCTGGTGGCATCATTGTCACGGCGCCTAGAACTCATCAGGGCAATATCGACCGTCAAAATCCGCTTCTCGCCGGTCTTCTTGGCCGGCAACTGGCAAGCCGCCTTATTGTTCAAAATCATGTTTGGCGCATAGAACGCTTTTATGATCCTGCGCTGCTTGTTAATGTCATCAAAGCTAAATAGCCCGCCGTCTGTCGTGCCAATAAACAGCGCCTCATTTTCCATGCGGAACCGTATGTCAGAAAACGTCGATTCTGTCATCTCGTCTTCTACCTGGCTCTTCAGCAGCAGGTTTTCCTTAATACTCATCTGGTACGGGAATCGGAAACAATAGTAATTTTTCGTGGTGTCAAACATGTTCACAAAGTAATCCTTGCACAAATCCCATGACCAGTGCTGTTCAAACCATGCAGAGCTTAGGTACATCTGCTGGTTGCGTTCCGCCAAATGGGCATACTTGGGGTTATCCATGTAGCCGGGGTGGCGGATGTAGTTCAAAAACTTCTTCAAAACCAGATCCAGCACTTCCTTATCAACCATGCGGTACTCGTCAATGATTAGCAAACTCGCACGGCCGCCACGGGCAGTATCTGCGGCGGTCACAACCTCAATCACACTGTCATTGCGGAAGGTTATCTTCGCCACACTCTGGTTTATCGTTATATCTTTTATCTCACTGCGCAGTAATGGGCTTCGCGGCACCAATTCTTGCTCAATTTTTTTCAGTACCAAGCTACCCTGGTTTCGCGTTTTGCTCGCAATCACAATCAAGCTGCCTGGATACAAGATCGCTTTCCAACAGCAGAAAATTGCACATAGGAACGTCTTGCCTAGCAATAATGTTATCCTACCGGCTTTTTATCCGGCAGTTCTTATGGTTTCCCATAAGTTCAGCATACATTTTCACCCTCTAAGGGTGCCGGGCACTCGTGGGCGGGTTATATTCTGTCAGTAACAGGTTCACCGCCTATGCGTTACAATACCTCCTTCTATTAAAAAGGTAGGTTATCTCGATATTAGCATTTTACAGCCTCTACCGATTTTGTCCGGTTCACTCAAGCTGGTTTCCCAACCTGGGGGCCTAGTGTTGACCACGCGCCGCTATAAAACAAAAATTTGTGCATAGCGCCATGCAATAAATCAAAATCTGTTGGAACATCTTCAGGTTTACGTTCAAATAATCCTTGCAAAACCTCTGCGGGTTCGCCCGGTAAAAGCTGGCCCACAGCGCCACGGCATTCATGATCCGGCTTGTCTTATCTTCCGTAACCTCTCTTGCAGTTTTCTTCACCATTCAAGCACCACCTCATTCTCCGGGGGTGCCAAAAATGGCGTTGCGGATGCTCTCGTTCTCTTCCTCTTCTCCGCCGGTGTATTCAGGCCGGTGCGCCGTATAAGGTGCCATGCCTTCCTCGTATTCTTTCTGCCACGGGTTCTTGATTTTGAATAGTTCCATCATTGGCCCTGTCACCCAAGTACGGAAATATTTACCAATCCCATCCACATCCCGCCATTCGGGCGCAGCTTCCGGGATCGGCTTTTTGTCTTCCCACTTTTTAATCAAGGTGCCAAAGGTATTTGCCTCTGCCAGCGCATTATCGTTCGTCTGGTTCGGCTTAATATTGGCGCTACCCAGCAGGTTCTGCAAAGTATCGCTGGCCTCTTTTACCTTCTTGGTGTCACCCGTCTGGTATGCCTTGGTCAGCATAATCTGCGCCATACTGATCGCTTTGAACAATTCTTCCTGCGCCTTTGTGGAGCACTCATACCGGGTAATCCAGTCCTTGTATTCATTGTCCAGCCGCACATACTCGGCCTCGTTGAACCCTGGCCCCCAAAACCCAACCATGCGCTGGCTTACCTTGCCGCCGTTTGGTCGTGTCTCGCTGATATCGCTTACATCATTGATCACCCGCCCGTTGATTTCTTCCAAGTATGTATCAAATGTCTTGCCATGGTTCTGGGTCATGTTGCAATGTCTGATCCAAGCTGTCATCCGGCTTGTGTTCGGGGCGTGCTTTGCCGTGCTTTTCAGCAGACCCTCGCTGTAATAAATGTCAAACAGCATGCACACCCGTTTCATGGCCTCATCCTCATTGCCCAGCGCCTGGGTATAATGGTCAACCAGCTTGTCCATGCAGCTCTTGCATACCGGGAAGTAATGGTTGTTTCCTCGCCATAGCTCACTTTGCGCAGGGGAAAAATTATCCTTCTGGTGCATAAAGCGCTTGCCGCAACAGGCGCAAACAAAATACGCAGGCCCATCGTCCTCTGCCATCATGCGGCGGATCTTGGCCTGCGCTTCTGCGTTTTCTCGTAAAATTGTGGCTTTATTTTTAGAGCCTTTCGGTCTTCCGGCCATGTTCAGTCACCCGCCTTATCGGCGCGGTTCCCGTTCTCATCATAATCACGGAAGTTGTTCCGGCACTCATTCCAAAACTCTACCACATCCATCAATTTCTGGCTGCGCTTAAACACACAGTAGCTTGTCTGGGTAATGGGGTTTATCTGCCGGCTCTCATAGCTCAAACCAAACGCCTTCAAAAAATTCGTAAGCCGCGCCGAATAACTGCAAAAGTATTCGGGCTGCTTCTTCTCATACTCACCCACTCTAAACCATCCCCTCTCATCAAAAAAAAAATCCCACGCTCTAATCCAGCGTAATATCGTAACAGCAGTCCACGCCGTAAGCATTCACCACCAGCACGTTCTGTTCCGGTTTATTTCGCAATCTCTTATCCATGCAGTAGCAGTCCGCGCCATCCACACAGCCACTTTCGTATACTTTCGTATCGTATACAGTCGTCAGGGCATTGGTGTGGCGGTGTCCCATCAGCACAATGTCAGGCTTATCACCTGTCATCATAGTCAAGGTCTGTACCACGCTGCCCGGTGTGTCTTTATCACCATGCACTGCATACACCAGTCGGCCGCGTACCATAAAGTCCGCAATCGTCTCGTCAATCGTATTCTGGTAGGTTTCTACATTGCCCAGTGCCGTACAGCGTGCGCCCACAATATAGGTCACAAGCTTGTCCAGGTATTCACCGTGCTGGTTATCCTCCTTGGCAGGGAACACCCGGCTATGATTGCCCGGCACACTATAAATGTATACATGTTCAAACATGCGGCTCAGTTCGGCCACAAACCAACTCACGGCTTCCCCGGCGCTGATCACCTGGTCCACCACATTCTCGTTGTTTTCCAGCCGGTTGTTCAGGTGGATCTCACCGTTTACCAGGTCGCCGCCCAGCACCAAAAAACAGTTCTGACCATTGTGGCGCTGCTGGATTACATACACCTTTTCCGCATAACGCTTCAGCCGGGCACGCAATACTTTCTGGTCAAAACTATTGTAAAGGTTCTCAATCTTGACTCCCGCATGCAGGTCGGTCAGGTGAACAATCAGGTCGGTCGTCAATGCTTCTGTACTAACTACCCCAATGTGTTCAAAAGTTTCCGGCTTATAAGCGCTGAACCGCCGTTCAATCAGCTCTCGCATACTCTCTCCACGGGCTTGTACCCGCATCAGGCGGCTCACTTCATTGCGCTCGTCCCGCAGCTTGACCTTTTCTTTCTCCAGCTCGCGGCGCTGCTCTTTAATCTCGCCCAAAATCTGCTGGGCGTCACTCAGGTTAGTTTCACTGGCGTGCGCCAGAATGTTGAACGCCTTCCAGTTCTTGCGGTATACGCACTCATCCTTGTCCTGGCCCAGCTCTTTATTGATCACATCCGCCACATCGTCCCAGGTGCCAATCTGGTCCTTGGCAGCACAAATGCGGTAGATGTATTCATTGTCAGTTTCCTTGGCAAGCTTGTGCAGTTCAAGCATTCACGTCACCCCGTGTATTCACAATTCCGGTGCGGCGCTTGTCACGCTCCATCTCAGCCAAAGCTTCCTGCGCAAAATAGTTGTTGGGCAAAGCCTGCAGCACATACGGCAGCTCGTCCACCATCGTCTTGTTCACGGTCGTAACCATATGCACACCGGGGAACTTCTTGCGCAACATTTTTGCTTCTTCCTTAGAAATAACAATCATCTTCAAAAATCTCCTTATAAAAAAATAATCTGAGAATAAAAGAACCCCCGGCCATAATGGTCAGGGGCACTCTACCCTCTATAATCATATATAGGGGGTTTTCAGCTTCAAGCGTTACAAGGTATTATTTTTGCTTCTGTAGCGGGTCACGCGGGCCAACGTCTTGGCGTTTTTCTCCAATTCCGCGCAGGTCTTGCAGTAGTGTGCCTTGGCATTCCACGCAATCTCTTCTCCGCACTTTTCGCAGTACCGGTTGTCAAACAGCCCAATCTCTGCGCACAATTTATCCATATCCAACCGGTTATTCTCTGCCGTCACATCCCAGCAGTAAACACCTTCGCTTTTGTGATCATAAAACGGATACTCATACAAACAGCCAATCCGCCCCGGACCCGGCTTGCAAATAATTCGGTTCAATATGCCGCACTTGTCACTCAGCACATCCAATTCCACCGGCGCTTCATAACCGTCCCACCAGTTCGCGCCATCAATATGTATCGCTGTCACATCTCGCCCAAAGCAAGAGCAGAACTGTTTGATCCTGTATCGGTTCATCAGATCCAGCGTGTCGCTACCATTCAGCCGGCACATAACAATCACGCCAAGCAAAACTTTCACCTGTCGCTGCGTCAGCCCATAAGTACGGATCGCCAGCCGGATGTAAGTCAGGTCGCTCTCATAAAGATAGATCTTGTCAACCTGCCGCAGTCCACACTTCTTCAGCTGTTTTTTCTTGTACTGCTGGATTAAGTCCAACCGGTCATACTGCCTTATGTACTTGGGGTCTGTATGGGCCAGCTGCATATCTGCACAAAAATCTGGCTCATACCCACTCTGCGCCAACAACCGCCGTAACAGTCGCGGGCTTTCATTGTAATCGTCAAAGTTATCCAGCAGCATCTTTTCATTGCAATAATAACTGTAATACATTACCCCTCTCCTCCTTCAATCGGTTCAATGTTTAGTTCGTTGCCAACCGGCACCAGGGCATAACGCTTACCCAGGTACTCGTATTCACCGTCATCGCACAGCTGCGGCAAGCAAATGTTCACCTGCTGGATGTTCTCCACAATGCCGGTGCCGGCCACCACCCACATAAACTTCTTGCTGCGGCGGGGGTATTTCTGGTAGCAAAGCATCACGGCAATGTTGGTCAGTTCTTTGGGGTCAAGGCAAATCTCTGCACACCGGGCACGGAACTTGTTGTAGTACAGCTGCCAGTCAACCTCAAAGTTGGCGGCAAACTCCTTTGTAACGCCCTCAGCCTCCAGCTCATCTTTGAACCGGTCAAAGTAACGGCAATGGTATTCAGTCTCTGCCAGCTCGGCTACCGTTTTATTAAACTCAAAGTAGATTTTTTCAATTGCATCAAAATGCTCCTGGCTAAATCCCACCTCCGCGTCAATCATAATTGTGTAATCAAACCCGTCACTCCTTTTGTGGCGCAGCCCGTCCGCCCACTTTTCAATAACCCAACACATCTTATTCATGTTGCTGTGGGCGCAGCTCAGGCGCTTCATCCGCTTATAGTACGGGCTTGCATACTTCATAAAATACGGCAAAGGTCTGCCATACTTGGCAATCTGCCGCGGCACCGGGTACAACACACCGGTTTTGGCGAAGTCAATAGCTTTACCGTTGGTTATGGAGAGCAGGTCAACATACCGGGCGTATGTTTCTTTCTGCTTCTCGGTTTTTGGTGTTTTGTTGTGGTAGCAGCTCGCGTAATTGGAAATCTCACCAATCAAACTCTTCAAGCTGCGCATAATGCACGCCGTGCGGTTCTGGATCGTGTCCTTCTCCGCCAGCGCAGTTACTTTATCTTCAATGTCAATTACAATTTTTGCGTTCCTGTCCACACCCTTCATCATCAAAGGGCTATCAAGAAGCAAACAAAGATCGCCATCGTACATACCTACGTTGTTTTTTCATAGGTATAGACTATATCTTCTACCGGTTTCCCGGCAGCGGTGCGCTCCAAACTGCGTGTCAATAGCAGCCTTACCCTGGTACACTCATCCCAGATAGTCGTTGCAGCCGTTTCCAGCCACAGGATTCTCCTGCCGTCTCTCAGGCAGGCATTCCCTGTTAGCAGCCCGTAAGGGCCACACCCCTGACGAGGGGTTCACACCGTTCCAAATGCTGTGTTACCACAGCCCCGGACCATCATTCGATCCGCGCCATTTAATCTCTGCGGGGTAATACTCTTGCAATTAACAATCAGTGTGTTCACCAACTGGCCGCAATATTTTTCCAGCAGCGGGTTGGTCACGCCCTTCAGGATCACATGCTCACTCTTGCAAATGTGCGGGTTGCGTTCAATCAGCCGTTCGCCAAGCGTTGTCCCTGTTCTGTCAAAGCTGTAAAACTCGTCCGCCTCCAGCGCCCCCTTTAAGGGTAGCCCGGCAATGTGTTCCATCAGCATGATCAGGTCAGGCACTAAGAACTTAAAGCTACCACGCAGCCACAACTTGCCGCACTTCATGTCGTCCTTATATTTTCCAAGCAGATTGGTTATGTACTTTCGCACCCCCTCCTCTTTCAGCATCTCCGGGTTCTTCAAAATCGCCGCGCAATAATTATTCAGCGGTTTGTGCCGGTCAGCCAGCATGCCCAAAAAGCAGTAGGTGTATACCGGGTCACCGTTCTCAATCTTTTCAACCCAATCAATGCTGTAATCTGCCAGATGCTCAAACTCGTCTACCGGCAAATCCAGGTCCTGCAAAATCTGGTAGTTGCCGCGGGTGTATAGCGGTTCTGTGTCAATATCAAACTGCCACTTTGCAATGCCAATGCAGTGCTTGTTCTTCTTGAACTGGTACCAGTATTCCTCCCAGTCCGCAATCGTGCCGGTCTTCTTAAAATACTTGTACCCCTTGTACATGCTCTCACACGCAATAATCTTGGGTTCAGCCCCTGGGCTGACATCGTGTTCCACGCCCCAAATGTCTTTGATGAATCGTACCCCGCGTTCTGCAAAAAACGTTTCATAATCCATCTGGTTCAGTACACCCTTAAAGTACGGCATCCGCCACACAACACTGGTCACAGGTGTTTCGCTGCCCAATCGCCGCTGTATCTCCTGCATAATCTTGGGGTGTGCAATCCCGCAGCCGTCAAAGGCATTTATCTCAATGTCGCGGGTAGTTTCTGCAATGTCTTTCTGCACCCACTCGCGGTCAGCCCCGGTCTTGCGGTCTTTGAACTGGATCTTGCGGTCATATACATATTTAATGTTCTGGTTTGGTATGGTCACAAAGCAGTCCGGCACTACCACAATGGTCGGATACCAGTTCTCAATGCAGTGGCAGCTGGAATACATCAGGCCGCGATAAGCGTAAAATTTCTGGTTTGTTCTTCTGCGTTCGCTAGGCGCAAAAGTTTCAGCTTGCAATTATATATCAAAGCCTCATTTCTCTATGTTTCCATAGATGCACTGACTATATCTTCATCCCGGTAGGATGCTCCCCATTCTCGGCGCTTTGCCTTACCCGCATTCGCGGTAGTCGATGAACGTTCCCCTGTTCGGAGCTTCGCTGCTGATTACCTAATCTTAGTAGTTTTCTAGCTCTCACACTTGCGCTTGTTTCATCACTGTGTTGTAGCCTACTAAGCTCTAAAGGCGTTCCAGCAATTAAAGGAGTTTGCTAACAACAATTACTTGTTATAGGAGCAATTTTAACAACTACTCAATACTGTTTCCTGGATCTGTATTCCCATCGTGATTCTCACGTCAAGGTCGTGGGCCAACCGCCTGTCCACAAAGCTCAAGATACCCTGCCGCACCATACTGGCGCTGCGTTCACTCAGCACAAACTCTTGCTTTCCAATCTTAAACCCGTGCTGGATCAACCGCTTCATGGCCGCTTTCTTGTTCTGGCCACCCACGCAATCCACAAATACAACAAACCGGTTGTACTCGTTGCTCTCGTATGTAAGCAGCCTGATCTGCCGGAACAGCATGTTATCACCCTGCTTTACATAAAAGCTCTCTTCCTCCTCCTGGCTGATCTGGATGTTATAGTCATGGTTGATAATGTAGGTCAGGTTCAACTTTCGCACAATATATAGTGGTGGTGCGAACATTACTCGTCCTCCTTGTTATTCGGGTCATCCTCTTTGTCTTCGGCTTTTTCCAGGTTGTAAATCTTTTCAATGCTAACCCGCCCGCTGTCAAACGCCTCACGGGAAAGTGCCGCCCACAGCAGCGCGTACAAAACCGGCAGCGCCACAAAAATTCCAACCGTGGCCATAGTGCCCAACATCTGCAACGCCAGCCGGATCACCACAATGCAGCTTCCAACTAGCACCATGGCCTTAAATCCCTGCCACAGGTCATGCAGAAAATTTGTCAGTATCAACAAAGTTTCAGCTTCTTTCTTGTTCAAAGTTTTATACCTCCAAAAAAATATTTTTATTGTTGGTTAAATCGCTGAATTAAAAAAGATACTAGAGATTAAATGTGGCTTGCTTTCATCTGGCACAACAATATTGGGGCCGTCATTATTCAATACTTTAATCTCCGGCGTTGTCATCTCTTCTGTCATCTCAGCACCTTCACCTTTTCCCTTTGACGGCTTACAGCTACCAACGGGATACCACCGGGAATGCTCTTTTCCTGGTTTTTTACGGTACCTGCCTTGTGCATTCCAGATGGCCTTAGCAGGGCCTTCTTCATCGCACAGCAGATTCAAAGCAACCATCATATCGGGTTTGCCTTTCACACCAATTCCTTCAGGAATCACTCCGTAACAAGGCGTAACCAACCCTAAACTATAAAGATCTTTAACTGCGTTTGTTAGCGTTCCAGTATGATAACGTAGTTCTGTGGCCACACCGCTTAAAACTCCCACCCACACAGGGAGTGTGCCTGAGCTTTCGTTGATGTAAGTTTTCTGCCACAATGTACGGCGGTAGTTAAAGTAAAGATACACCCTAAACAAGGTTTCCGCCCCACGCCCATCCGGGCATTCAGCCAGAACTAGCTTGCGCAAAACGTGGTACTCTTTACATCCAAGAAGAGCAAAACTAAACGTTCCATTTCCCGTCATAAACACATCTTTCATATCCGGGCAGAAACGGTATCGAAACAGCTCTGAAGGCTTACTAGGATCAAAATCCTCTGTATGCACTACTCCACCCTCTTCAAGATACTGTATCGCCTTAATCACTCGGTTGTGTTGTTCTCTTCTCTTCTTGCCAACCCCAAACGTGCCTGTTGTGTTTGTAATCTCAGCGATTGTAGCAATGGTCCAGATGTCTTCTTCATCCTCGTAAACTGGCACTGCCCGCATATAAAGCGCCAAATAAACGGGTAGGATTTCTTTTACATCTTTCAAAAAAATCAGATCAGCGGGCACCTGGATGTAAAAATCATTGATCCGATCCTCCTTAATAAACATTCTTACTTATCGCTCCTAATCATTAAAATCGCCCTGAAAATTGCGTGTCATTGCTTGCGTTAAAAAGCTCTGAGACCCTGTTTTTGAAGGGTTTATTCAGAAAACGGCCTAAAAATTGCGTGTCATTGATAGCACTAAGGTTCAAAACCACCCCCTAAAACTGCGTGAAAATAGGATGTAATTATAAATCTCTCGTTAATGTTATAAGCGGCTCGTTTCCCCGGCGTTTGTTCTTGTGTGGGCGCATGAGGTCGTTCTCTTGGTTGTTACTGCGTTCCGCTTTCGTAGTTGCGTAAAGGTTGTTATGGTGCAAAGGGTTTGGTTCAATCGCGTCCTTGGTTCTTTTCGTTCCTGGTTTTATACAATCGCCCAGGCCGTAACGTGTCACTTCAAAAATAGTCCCAGGTCATAGCGCTGTTCGTTTAGGTCAAGCCATTGGTGTATTCCTCTGGTTTTTTGACCCGCTGCAAACAACCGCTTTCTTGTCCAGTCCTGGCTGATCCGGCGCTGATAAAGCCACGCTCTTTCTTTTGCGTTAAATAGTTCTTCCAGGCTCATCTCCCAGCGCTTTTAACGCATCCTGCTGGTTTATGTATTGCGCATGTCGTATCTCCTTGTGTCGTGGCTCATAGCGCGTCCCTGCGCGTCTCAGGCCATGTTATACCGTGCGGTGTCGCAGTTTATGAATAGATCGCTGGTTCCGGCATTACTGGTTCCTTAAAACAACCAAGCCCAAAATCTCCCGGCCAATATTCGCCCTGCAACCATTTGTTCTGGTCCTGAATAATCTCGTCCAGGTTGTCAGGATCTTTCACCAGGTTCATTGGCATCAGCAGCGGCAGGTACCCGCCTTCGTCATCCATGATAATAAACAGGTTGGCTAGATCGTCCGCCGTTGCGCTTTGTAACTTTTCAAGTCTTGTCATATGCTTTATCTACCTCCTTAGCCCGCCGTACAGGCGTTTCCAGCTCGTATCTTAACTGGGCTGAATAATTTGTTTCTGCCATCAAAGGCTGATCATAGGGGCTTGCAGGGCCATGTCCACCAATGGGGTTAATTTTATCCATCGTTGTCCACACATCCCGCGCCAGCATCAGCTCAATCGTATCCATGACTTCATCCAGCGTTTTCTCGCCGCACAGGTGCGCACAAAGCAGCTTGCCAAGCTCCCAATGACTTTTATTCGGCATGTCCTTTATCACAGGACCCCTCCTTTGTTATCTCGCAGTCATGCAGCGTGCAGTAGTATAAATCTGGGCGTATAATGGAATGTACCACCTCGTCACAATCCTCACACCGCACATATTTTGTCATAGTGGGTGCCGCATCAATGGCTTCCAAAACCCGCTGTACACCATCCAGGTAAGCCTGCCATTCGGCCTCTGAATACTTCGGGTCGCGCTCAATGCAGTACGCCTCAAACTCCTCCGCATCAATCAGTCGTGCCATAAAAATTTTTTCACCTCATTTTTCGTTTTTATTGTTCATGAAGATTTTACATATGAACTTTTCGTAATATCTCTTGGCGATGTGTTGTGATGTTGTTGTTATCTTCCACGCGCCAAAAATCAATAGCGTACATACAATCCCCAACATCAACAGCAAAAGCGGTCCATATATGTAAATCATCAGTATAGCGTCCACTGTAGATTCCCACGCCTCGTTCATATGCTGCCTCCAGTACCCAGGTCCCGCATCATCTCGTCGGTCAGGTAGTACACCGTGCTGGTATACCGATCTTCGAACGATTCATTGTCGTATGTGGTGCGGTCGTAAAAGTCGGCCTTGTAGCTGTAATCTTCATCAGAATATTTTATGGTGACGTAATCTACATCCTCGGTTTCTTCTTTTACGGCCCCATCATCCTGTATCACGCCACAGTGCAGGTATGTGTCAGCGCCGCAAATGCCGCCATATCGGTTTGTATACGGCCGCGTTTCAAGGAATGCGTAGGAGATCTTGTGCGTGGTATATACAGTAGCTGTGTCTACAGCCTTTGGCGCTTTAGCTTCTAAGTAAAGGGCAAAGTGTACGGCGGCTCCAACAGCCAATACCGCAGTGGCTGCAGCGCAAGCGTAAGTTATGGCACTGGCAATTTTTAACTTTGACATAAAGTTTCTCCTTATTAGTTGCAGTCTAGGATCTCGAAACTGTCAAGTAGAGCACCGAACGAATTCTCCCAGTCCTTATAGTCTTCCTGTGTGACTTCTTTTACCGGGTTAAGCACAATCCAGTCGTGCAGCTGCCGCATCTCGTCAAGCAATAATTGCAGGTTACTGGCAGTCTCTTTCTTGCGGATTTCAAATTCTTCATTGGTCATTAGTGTATTCCTCCTAGATCTGGGAAGTATTTGCGGCGCTTTTCATAGTTAATACAGGTAATTTCGGCTTTATCACGCAACCCGCTTATATCGCAACGAACAAAAAACTTGCCATAGTTTTTGCAGTGTTTGCAGTATAAACATAAGCTGGACGTGTAGTCTTCAGGCCATTCTGTAAATAGCGTGCAATGGGCAGGTTGTTCTATCGGCTTCTCTTCTAGTTCGCAGACAATCCGGCTATCAGTCATAATCATCCGACAGTAACAGCAATTCTTGCATGTGGTTTTTTCTGCCTGTTCTTTAGCTGTCTCAGCTTTGCGTTCCTGCTGTACTCTCAGCCAGCCATAGGCGCACACACTAGCCAAAGCGCAAATCTTTATACCCGTATAAATTGTTTCAACCAGCATCGGCCATGTCCTCAGTATCGTCCGACATACCAATCAGTCCTTCGGCTTCCATCAGCAGCCGGAACGTCTCGCGTCCCTTGGGTGTGATCAGGGTCTGGGTTCCGGCATGCCCGTTGCCACGGTTCACAAACTCCTTGATATCAAATACCTGCAAATTTCCCATAAAAAATCTCCTTGTAAAAATATGGGTATCACTGTCCTTGACCCCATTATTCAAAATCAAGTTTGCCTACTGGTTTTCAGCTGCCCCGCCATAATTCAATCGTCATGCCGCGTCTCTTTTATTCCGGCAACGGCCGGTATTTATTCATATCGCAGTAACCGCTCATGGCGTTCATGTCGTGCAGCATCTCGCTTACTACCTCGTTCCGGTCAAGGCCATTGCGGTCTGCATAATCTACCATGTCTTCAAACATTACGGCGATTGTATGGGTGTAATCCTTAATGCGTTCCGTCTGTGGCTGTACGGAATATCTAAAGCATGTCTGTTCCATTGTTAAAAATCTCCAAAGTTATTATTCAAGAATGAGGATTGGTAGTAGCTGTAGCGCTCGGCTCCATATGGTCGCCAAAATAAAATTTATGTACGCCCTTGGCCCCTACCCAGTGGTCAAAACTTTCATCAAAGCTGTCACTATGTACTGCAGCCGGCACCTGAATAATACAGGGCACTTTCTGCGCCACCATATCGTCTTTGCACCAGCCGCTGTTGCAGGTCCCGCAGCAAGGTTCCAGTACCAGATCGTCAAACGGGAACATCATATCGCAGTAGCCTTTGATATATTCGTCATAGACTCGTTCTGCGTTATGTTCATACGGCGTATCGTTCCAGTCATCGCCCCACCATTCCGCCATGTCATCATCACCCAGGTAGAACCGTACCAGGTTGCCCTTGCGTTCAAAGTCGATAATTTTCATGCCTGAGTTTCCTCCTTGGCGGCTTCATGTTCAACCTCAAACATCTTGGTCATATCTGTCGGGAATTCATGTCTGCTGTACATAGCCGCCGTCCGCCGCACCAACTCGCACGGATCAGGATTATTTGCCCCAAACTCCGCGTTCAGCTCGTCTTGCGTCACCGGCCACTTAAAGCCAAAGTCTTTGCGCTTGATTTTGCACAGCGGCGCTCCTTCATGCCAGAACACGATGCCCTCCATGGCGGCCAACTCCAACCCGCGCCGGATTCCCTCAAAGCTTAGGTTTGGGATATCAATACTGATCGTGCCATGCCGCACCAGCACGTCCTTGTCCAGCCCGTAGGGATTCTTCTGGAAGTGCGGACCAATCGCCTCATAAGTTGCATTCGGCAGGGCATCCCAGCTGTTGTTTCGCGCCTCCACAAACCATTTGTCCGCGGGGTTATCTGCCGCCACTTTCACCCAGTGGGGCCAGTGGCCAGTTACCGGGTCTGGCTCGTCACACGGGATCGCGCCCTCTGGTACTGCTCTGTCCGGCTTGGCGTCAAAGCGCTTGTAGAATTCGCCGTTAATAATCGCGCAGCAGGCACCGTCAAGCTTCAATGTGGCAATGCTCTCATCCGTCAGCGCCGCCTCACAGCCCGGCGTAATCTCGTCACGGATTCCGGTAATCTTGTGGCCACTGAACTCGCGCTTATATAAGGTAGGGATTTTCTTCATTGGTAAAGACCTCCAAAATTTCGTTAATTATTTAAGTGTCAATCTTAATGTTGCGCATAACGACATCGGCAACAGGGTTGCCCGTCAATGCGCACAGGCAGGCGTAACGGCCAATCCATTCATCGAAGTCTACATTCTCGTTAAAGGTGATTTGCACATAGTTGGTAGAACAGCCATGACTTTTCGCCCATGTGTCCGGAGTGCCATTGTCGCATTCCAAGCAAACGCGCTGGTGGTCTGGATCTGATTCAATAAACCAAACCATGCTGACACCCTGCTCACATAGCGTGGCCATCATTTTCCGGGCGCTCAGTTTTGCGCTGCATGTCTCTGCCGTGCTCCAGCGGCTCGTCCGGCTGGCTTGGTACTCTGCGCACGCATCATCCACGGTCTTATGTGCTGCCTTTGGGTCGCTCACATCAATCGTCACACTGCGTAGCGTGGTTGGCTCTGGTGTAACAGCCGGTGCCCCACATTCCTCCGGCGTAATTAACGTGCAGCAGTTTGGGTCAAGTTTCAGCTCCCTGACCGCCAGCATACCGCTCGGCTGCAGCCACCGCCCATAGGGGATCTGATTGTCCACTACTTTGGTAATTATGAATGTATCGCCCTCGCAGGCCAAATATTGGTGTATGCCCGCCCGGTGTGTTTTGGTGATTCGTACTTTGTCGCCCGGTTTTACCAAACAATATCTAGCGGAGCTATTGATGGTGCCTGTGTTGTGATTTTCCATGAATTATTTGCCTCCTTCATTTGCGAAAACTTGTATTTAGTAAAAGTAAAAAAGTGGGTGCTTGCCAGGCACCCAAATTTAATGGGCATCGCTATATAGTAGCCAGCGGCGGCACCCCCAACACTGTATCTACTGCCATTGCCGTTGCATCAATCTGCTCCTGACTCAAGCCAATGTAGCGCATTGTAATGCTCTGGCTGCTGTGGTGGAACTTGTTTTGCAGCGTTTCCATCACCTGGCCAGCCGGCAGTCCGGCCTCTGTCATGGCGTGGTTTGCAGCATAGCCATAGGTTTTGCGCAGGCTGTGGGTACTAATATGCTCTTTAATGCCGCACTCTTTGGCCGCTTGGTTCAAGATCCGCCACACCTGGGTTTCGTCCAGCGGCTGCGGCACTCCCTTGGGGCTGCGCATACTCTGGAACAATGGCCAGCCTGGCTTCAGCACATTCATGGTTCGGCCCCGCATCTCTTCAATCAGGGCGGTAATCGCGCCTGCTGCCAGCGGGGTAATCAGGTCATTGGTACGCTTGCCGGTCTTTTCATTGATAATAATTACGCGGTGGCGCGGGCAGTTGTGCTCACAATCCCACACATCATCAACGGTAAGGCGTAAAAGATCGCCCACACGCAGGCCCAGTGTCACACCACATATAAATAAGGTATAGTTCCGCTGCCTGTTATACGGACGTCCCTGGGTGTGCAGGTAGGTGGCTATGGCGTTAAAGTCCTCGCGGCTGCGGATCGGCTCTGCCGGCGTTGGTTTTGCCACACCATTGGTTTTTACCAGGCTCAGTTTGGGCTGGGCATAGCGGGCGGCACGGGCTTTCTTACTGCGGCTCCGCTGGCGCGGCTGTGGTGTTTCGCGTACCAGCTTATAACCCATGGCGGATGCCAGCTGTTCCATCAGGGTGTTGTGGCCGTCAGCATCGGCGCTTGCCTGCATCATTGCCATCAGTAAGCTTGCAGCACCTTGTAGGTCCAGCCCACCTTTGGCCTCTGTGGCTTCCTGCATCGTAACAGTGCGCGGAATAAAGTGAGCTACGCTGTTTCTTTTTTTCATAGTGGGCTTCCCTCCTGTGTGGTGTGTCCTGCGGAGCTTTATCCTGCGGAG